AAAAGGAGAAAATTATGAATTTACCCAATCCCGTTACTATTCAACCACCTACTATTACCAGAGCTAATGGTGAAGTAAGAGTTCAAAAGCCCATTACTCTCTCATCATTAGATGTTACTATTATTGATAATGCTACTAGAAAGAGTGTTGTGGCTCAAATTCGTCCATGCCCAAGACCACTAGTTCTTTGGGAAGGTGATGCTTATGCGGCCGCTGGCGATTATACTCAGGTCCAAGTTGAAGCAAGAGTTCTTGAGTTGCTTGGCTCTGATGTTAAAACTAGTCTTGAAGGCTTATTTTTACCACCAGTTCCTCCGGTTAAAAAGTAATTATTAGGAGAAAATAAATGGCAACATTTTACTTCAACGGTGCGGCAGACGTCGCGGCTGAACTGCCTGGCGACTGGCAGACTCTCGGCAACTGGTGGACGGACTCTGCCCACACCGTTGCCGCGTCTGCCCTGCCCACCAGCAGCGATAGTGTCGTTTTGAGTGCCAGCGTGGCGATCAACAGCGGCAGTGCGCCAACTGTGGTGAACCTGACGCTCGTCCGGCCCGGCGATGTGTCTGTGTCTCTCTTGGTCGCAATCACCGTCACCGGCCAAGCGGCGATCAATATGGGTACGCAAAACGGCAGTACCGGCACCATCAACGGCAACGCGACGTTTAACGACGGCGCGCTCAACATCGGCACCGTCAACGGCAACGCGACGTTTAACGACGGCACGCAAAACTACGGCACCGTCACCGGAGACGCGACGTTTAACGACGGCACGTACAACATCGGCACCGTCACCGGAGACGCGACGTTCAACAACAGCACGCAAAACTACGGCACCGTAACCGGAGACCCGACGTTTAATGACAGTTCGATCAACAGCGGCACCGTCACCGGCAACGCGACGTTCAACGATTATTCGGTCAACAACGATGGCTGCACCATCAACGGCAACGCGACGTTCAACTACAGTTCGCGCAACTACGGCACCGTCACCGGAGACGCGACGTTTAATGTCAGTTCGTTCAACGCAGGCACCGGCACCGTCACCGGAGACGCGACGTTTAACGACAGTTCGACCAACTACGGCACCGTCAGCGGCGATGCGACATTCAACGACAGTTCGCTCAACGGCAGCGATGTCTACGGCGATGCGACGTTTAATGATTCTGCGTACAACGGCGCCTTTGGGCCGGGATACACTTTCTACGGTCGCGTTCATGGCAATGCGACATTCAACGACAGTTCGTACGTCAACGACGGCGGCACAGTCGATGGCGATGCGACGTTTCGCGGCGCGTCTTACAACCGACGCGGGATCATCGGCAATGTGATTATCGCCTACGACAAAGGCATCAACGGTTCCTCTATCCTTGGAATAGTATAATGCTATGCCAATCTACCTTAAAGACAATAAATTATTAACAAGTAATATGCCTAGTCTTATAGATAAGACTATAATAGCAAATCATATAAACTCCTCAACAGCTTCTAGATTATCTGGTAAAAATCCCTCTACCGACCGTTTTGTATACTCATCACAAAATCCTTATGGCGGCGTGGGCGATGCGGGAATTTGGGTTCGCAATTCCAACTGTTGGATAAATGGAGTAAGCAATATTAGTTGCTTTAGCCCAGCGCAAAGAAGCGGAGCATCTTGGAATACCAGAGGTGGCACACTCATAACTCGCAAACACGTTCTATTTGCCAAACACTATAAAACCAGCATTCTTCCTAACGGTGGAACCCCGTTAATCTTTGTTGATGAAAATAATAACGCCATAAGGCGAAACATAATACAATATGGCGACGATATTTCTGATATAACAATAGCTCTATTAGATAGTGAAGTTCCATCTAATATAAAGATAGCCAAAGTTTTACCTAAAAACTATCAAGACTATATGGTTTTAGGGTGGCCGACCGGTGGCGATTTGGACTATGGATTATTAGGCATCTTGGGTGTTGGCTTAGATCAAGAAGAAAAAGCTCATGTAAAAACATCTACAACTGTAGACTATAATAGTCTATATCATATAATTGCTTTTGATAATTTTTCCGGTCCCCAAGGTAGCATTAATCCATATCCACAGTGGACAGAAGATATTGTTGTTGGAGACAGTGGAAACCCAGTTTTTTATATCATAGATAACGAATTGGTAGTTTTAACCACTTGGTGGACTCCTACTAATGGTCCTTTTATTACCAAGAGATATGATCAAGTTAATGCTATAATAGAAGAATTAAGTCCCGGACAAGGATATTCTTTAACCCCAATAGACCTACAAGCAGTCTATGATAAATATTATCCTAGATCATTTAGATGCATACGTAAACAAAGCACTAGTAAAAACATTATACCACAACACATTAACTCTGGTACAGCAAGTAGGCTGGTTGGTAAAAATCCAGCTACTGATTGCCTAGTCTATTCTTCTCAGAATCCATACGGTGGCGTTGGTGATGCTGGAATATGGGTCCGAAACCCCAGCTGCTGGATAAATGGAGTAAGTAATATTAGCTGCTTTAGTCCAGCACAGCGTAGCGGTGCGGCGTGGAATACTCGCGGTGGTACTCTCATAACCAGAAAACACGTTTTATTCGCTAAACACTTTGTTACCAGCATATTGCCAAATGGTGGGACGCCAATAATATTTGTTGATGAGAATAATAATGCTATTCGTAGAAATATTATACAGTATGGTGATGAGAGTACCGATATTGCAGTAGCTCTTTTAGATAGCGAAGTGCCTAGTAATATAAAAATAGCAAAAGTATTACCAACTAATTTTATGGATTATCTTAGTAGTAGTATTTTGGCCTCAGTATATGATAGTCTTGGATTGCAGATTAGCTCTTTTAGTATGAATCCTTGGCTTTATGCTGTAGCCCTAGATCAAGAAGAAAAAGCCATATTAAAACTTTGGTCTGGAGCCAATTTGTTCGGAATTGGAACCTCGCCAAACATCGAGTACTACCAAATGGCCAGTGTCAGTAATATAAACCCCAACGCTTCATATAGTACTCCAATAGTACCATCTCCGAATCAATTCGCTTCATGGACCGAAGACATAATAGTAGGCGACAGTGGAAATCCAGTATTTTTAATTATAGATAACGAGCTGGTTGTTTTAACAACTTGGTGGACACCTACCGGCGGACCATTTATCACTAATAGATACTCTATAGTTAATAGTATTATACAAAGCTTAAGCCCCGGCGAGAACTATAGCTTAACACCAATAGATTTACAAGCGGTTCAAAACAAATACGAATTCTCTAATTTTAGTAGCTAACCGGTGTATATCAAATTAACCTTAAAATTAAAAGCTTAACCAAAAGGTATAAATTATGGCCAATAATATTCAAAAGGCTGTTTCTGCCAACCAAATTAAAAACGGAACATCTGTTGTTTCAACTACTGCCACAGGTAATAGTTCACTATTAAACACCTATGTGAAAAACACACCAGATATGCCTTCTATTGAAACAAAATATAGCAATAGATTTACTAATGGCATATTGGTTACTCTAGTTGATGGCGGCTCTATAGTTGCACCATAACACTAATAGCGGGACTAATCTATGATTAAGCCTGGATATAGAACCAGTGAATTCTGGTTCACTCTGGTTAGTTTTTTGTTTAGCGGTCTATACTTATGTGGTTTACTTGAAGATAATCAGCAAAAAGAAGATTTGATTCAAGAAACTAGCAAGGGATTAGAAGCTACTATACTAATAATAGGACAATTAACAGTCTTATTTAAGTATATTAATGGACGAACTAATCTAAAGCAAACTTGGTGGAGTACTGCCACAGAGCAAGAAAGAAAAGAAGCCAATAAGGCAAATGCTCGTAAAAAAAGAAAGCCTCGCAGCAAAACCAAAAGCGTTTAATCATTTTCCTGTGCGGTGTATATACTCGATATAGGAGCACTATGTATGACCACATCTATTCAAAATCAGATACTTAGTATAGAACTCTCTTCTTCGTTAGAAGCACTAATTGATAAAGTTAAAAAGTCTCTATCTGGCTCAAAGTCTGTGGCTATGTCTCAGGCTTGGGGAATATTACAGATCGCTATAGCAGAAACAATAAAGATCATAGAGACATCAAACCCGTCATTAAAGGGGTCTAATAAAAAGACTATAGCATTAGCCATGCTTAGTATGTTTTATGATAAGGTATTTTTAGTTGTAACCGTCCCCTATGTTCCAGTTGTACTACAGCCTATTATAAGTAAATATACAAAAGCTCTTTTGATGTTGCTCGTGAGTTCAGCTATAGACTCTATGGTTGAAATTTTTAGAAAGAGCGGAATTTTTACAGATCCAAATAGTGTACCAGAGGTCTCAGACAAATAAGAGGAAACGCCATGAATTTTACAGAGAGTTTTGATCAATTTGCTAGCAAACTATCCACAATGGATTTGGCTCTTTATGCTGGCGTGGGTTTGGTTTTATGGGTTTTATTTAAGGATAAGTTAAGCCCCGTGCAAAAATTAGTTCTAAATTTAACAGAAAAGGTCAAAGGGGTTTTAAATCCCGGCGCACCGGTACTACCAGTAGTAGCCAAGCCAGTGGTGAGTGTTGAGACTAAGAACAATGAAGATGTTTTCTTTAAGTTAATTGTTAGCTGGAAACAAACTAGAGATTTGGCCGTACAAAGTGGTTGTGTTGAGGCGGTAAAGGTGGCCGATCAAATGTTTCCCTTTTTATCCCCAAATGTGTGCGCAAAAAAGCAGGATACCTTATCATGACTTTGAATACAAAAAATTTAGTATTGGTCGTTGGTGCGATACTAATAATTATTGGTCTAATTAAACCAGACCTCTCAAACCTATTAGTTCTGCCCAACAGACCCGTAGCAATAGATGTTCTAGAGCTACCAGCCCCAACAGAAGCCAATCTTAAAAAAGAGGCAGAAGAAGTAGTATCTCTATTAAAGTCTTATAGTGCTGCTAAGTCAGACCTCAAGAGATTGAGAGATCTAATGTTGGATTTGGGCAGACTAGTGGAGTTGGATGGTGAGGATACTGTTATTAAAAATACCGAAGAAATTCGTCAGGCTAATAGTTTGTCGGGGGTTATGTTGCGTTTAGATATTAAGGGTAAATATCCCGACTTGGCTAAAGAGTCCAAAGAGGTGGTTGTGGCTGCTGTTGGTGATGATAATATTAATCTATCACCAGAATTAAGAGTAAAAGCTGTAGAAGGTTTTAATGCTCTTGCGTGGGCATATAATGAGGCTAGTAAATAATGCCAAGACTAACACCCCAAGAATGGTATAATAAATATAGACAGGGATACGAAGGCGCATTGTGGAATCAAAAAGAGTTTGACCACTTGATGGAAACTTTAAAGTATCCATTGTTTGGTGATGCTAGTAAAAGAATTACTAATACTGGAAAAAACAAATTAAGCCTACCATACAAATCTGTATATCAGTTTGATAAAAAACCATACGAAGAAAGACAAGTTACTGGGGATTGCGTAAGCCATGGAACGAGAAACGCCTGCGACATTAGCAGAGCTGTAGAAATACATGTTGGGGGAGAAAGAGAAGCATGGATAGCGAGAGGTGCTACTGAAGCAATCTATGGTAGTAGAGGATGGAGTGGCGAAGGCATGACCGGCAGTAAGGCTGCTGAGTTTGTTAGTAAAATTGGCGGTATTCTTGTTAGACAAAATTATAAGGGCGTTGTGGATCTAACTAAATATAATGGTATGCTGGGAGCTGGTTGGGGCGGTCGAGGCGTTCCAGATGCGGTAATAGATCTGGCTAATGACCACCAAATTAAAACAGCTTCGTTGGTAAGAACAGTAGAAGAAGCTCGCGACGCCCTAGCTAATGGATATGGAATAGCTGTTTGTTCTAATTATGGCTTTAGTAATAAGAGAGATAGCAAGGGCTACTCTAGAACTAGCGGAAGTTGGGCTCATTGTATGGCTTTTATTGCTTGTGACGACACCAAAGGTGATACAAGCTTTTTAGTACAAAATAGCTGGGGTAAATGGAATGATGGTGGACATCCAGAGTGGGGTCCAATACCAGACGGCTCTTTCCTAATCCATTCTGATGTGGCCGAAGGCATGTTGAAACAAAACGGGTCATACTCATTCTCTAGTTTCAACGGCTTTCCTCTGCAAAAACTACCAGACTACGGTTTTGATAGCTATCTATAAAATCGGTGTATCTAAATATTATTAGAGAAGTCCTTTTTAAAAGGGTTGACCGATGAGACTTATTGATAAAATCGCTTTAAATAGGCTAATTTCTATTATAGCCGATCTTGTAATTCGTTTAGCTAAAATTTTTGCGGATAAATCACCCGTAAACAATCCCTCTAAACCCGTTAGACCAAAACCTCTTAAGAGATTAATAGATATTGTTCCACTCCCTTGGAGAAAATAATGAATAAATTAATTTCTGGTTTGGTAATTTATACTATGTTATTTGGTTCATCTTATTATGGATCAACAACAGCAGTAGTAACTTTATCTGGCGCCATAATCAAAGCAAAAAGCATTGAGAATACAAAAAAATACAAAAGAAAAGACTGCCCAGTTTGCAAAGGCAAAGGTTGGTATATGAGCGGAGACAACATTAAAAAAGTTGACTGCGGATATTGCGAACCAGAAGAAGGTGCGAGTCAGTCGGAGTGCGAAGATGGTCAGTGCAAAACCAAGGTGAGTAAAAAATAATTATGCATAAGCCAAATAAACAAGACTCTGAGAAACTAGAGGCGATAGCTAAAAAGGTTCTGGTAGACGCGGGTTTGGCTGGTGATGAAAAATTTGGTAGTGTAATAGCTATACTAATGATTATTAGTGTTATTTTGACCTCTATTCGTATATTACAGGAATGCAATAAAAATAGAACTCAGTATATGACACATGACGAAAAATGTGCAGCATACGGAGAAGAGATAAAAGAATTTAGCAATAAAAGAGGCTGGTTCACTCGCCTAAGAATAAAAAGAGTACTAAAGAGAGAAATGACCAAAGAAGAGTACGAACAATACGGATTTAAGCTTATAGAATCAATATTAAGTATAGGAGAAACCCTCACGGACGATGAAATTAAAACCTTAGTGGAGAATGCAAATGTTTAATATTTTAGTATGGTGTGTTTATGGTTTATTTGTTGGTTCCATAGCCAAAAGCTTGGTGCCGGGCGATGAGAATTTCAATATGACCAAAACAATTGCCCTAGGGGTTGCTGGCTCATATATGGGCGGCGCTGTTTTATATCTATTAGGAACATACCAAAGTCTTAGTCCAGCTGGTATTTTTATGGGAGTTGCTGGCGGCGTATTAAGTTTGCTCCTATATAATAAACTTGTCTCCAAGTAAAATACACGCTTGACTACGAACTGATCCTTGATACAATAAGGGATCATGAAGCACCAACGACCACAATGGACTGACTATTTCTTGGGATTGGCCAAGGTTGTATCTCAACGTAGCCACGATATACACACAAAACACGGCTGCGTAATTACTGACCAGAATCATAGAATTCTTGGTGTGGGATACAATGGATTTCCAAGAGGATTGGACGATGAAAAATTACCAACATCTAGGCCAGAAAAATATCCATGGATGGTACACTCTGAAAGAAACGCATTATCTAATTGCGTAGTTAGGCCGGATAATGGAATTGCTTATGTAACCGGTCAATGCTGTAATGATTGCATTATGGCTCTTTGGCAAGAGGGCGTGGGTACTGTTTATATGATAGATGATCATGGAACTCACTTATTTGATTCTGATGCACAGCAAAGATTTGATACTTTTGTTACCATGAGTGGTATAAAAATATTCAAAGTCAATCCGGATCTTTCGTGGTTGAAAGATTTGTCTGGTGTAATATGACAATATGTTTTTATATATCTATTGGTTTATATGTATATGCGCTTATTTATAATGATCGCACAATGCAAGAAAATAGTTTTCGTGCGATAATAGTGCTAGGTTTACTTTCAATAATTTTAAACAGGAGATGAGATGTCTGCTCTACAAGAACTACAGAATTATACATTTGTTAGTAAATATGCCAGATGGATCGAAGACAAGAATCGTAGAGAGACATGGAAAGAAGCGGTTGAGCGCGTCAAAAACATGATGCATTCTAAGTATGATTCCTACGGGATTTCGGAAGAAATCAACTGGGCATACGATATGATGTATAAGAAGAAGGTTCTAGGTAGTCAAAGAGCGCTACAGTTTGGCGGAGATCCCATTCTAAAGAGACACGCCAAGATCTATAATTGCACAAGTTCATACTGTGACAGGTTGAGGTTTTTTCAGGAATGTTTTTGGCTACTGCTCTGCGGGAGCGGGACGGGCTTTAGCGTACAAAAACACCATGTCGCCAAGCTGCCAACACTAGAACATGAAGTAGAGCAGGATATCGGTACAAAATACGTTATAGAAGATAGTATAGAAGGCTGGGCGGACGCTTTGGGAGTTCTGCTAAGTTCTTACTTTAGTAAGCCAGTAGACGAGTTTAAAGAATACAAAAATTGCCACATTGTTTTTGATTACTCAAATATTAGAACTAAGGGGTCTTCGTTAAGTTCTGGCGTTGGTAAAGCCCCAGGCTTTGAACCGCTGCAAAAGGGTCTAGAAAAAATTCGAGCCTTATTAGACAGATGCGTGGCCAATGGTCAAAAAAGACTTCGACCAATTGATGCATATGATATCGTAATGCATAGTAGCGATGCTGTTCTATCTGGCGGTGTACGCAGAAGCGCATCCTTGGCTCTCTTTAGTCCTGATGATGAAGAAATGGCCAAGGCCAAGACCGGAAACTGGTATGTAGAAAATCCGCAAAGGGCAAGAAGTAACAACTCGGCCCTACTTCTTAAGAATGAGACTACGTTCGAAGAATTTAATACTCTCATGCAATCTGTGAAAGAGTTTGGCGAGCCAGGATTTATTTGGAGCGAATCAACAGAAATGATTTTTAATCCATGCGTAGAAATAGGCATGTGGCCAATTGATGAACAAACCGGAAAAAGTGGTTGGCAGGGCTGTAACCTATCGACTATTAATTGCTCTAGCGTTGTTGACGAAGAAGACTTTTATGAGAGATGCAAGGCAGCAGCCATTATCGGCACTTTACAAGCTGGTTTTACTAAGCTAGACTATCTTGGCAAGATTAGTGAAAATATTTTTAATAGAGAAGCACTGCTTGGTGTTTCGCTAACCGGCACTATGGAAAAGCACGATTTGGTATTATCCGAAAACGTATTAACCAAGGGTGCAAAAATTGCCGTAGACACCAATAAGCAAATATCCAAAAAGATTAGTATTAATCAAGCCGCTAGAGTGACCTGTTTAAAGCCAGAGGGTACTAGTAGTAGTATGTTGGGTACAAGCTCGGGTATCCACCCACACCACGCTAAACGCTATATCAGGCACGTACAGGCGAACGTTTTAGAAGCACCATACCAACACTTCAAGAAACTAAACCCGCAAGCCTGCGAAAAATCCTCGTGGTCGGCCAATAATACAGACGAAGTAATCAAGTTTCCTATTGAGGTTCCGGACGGGGCAAAATTAAAGAATCAATTACCAGCAGTAGAGATGCTACAGGTGGTAAAGGAAACACAAAAAAATTGGGTTAATTCTGGTAAAAATAGAGCACTGTGTACTCAAGAGTATTTGAGTCATAATGTTAGCAATACTGTTACGGTTAAACCGGATGAGTGGGACGATGTAACAAGATACATCTATGATAATAGAAAGTATTTTGCTGGCATATCGCTTATTCCACAAAGCGGTGATAAGGATTATCCACAAGCCCCATTCACTACCGTTTATACTAGTAGAGAAATTGTAAAAGAATATGGTGATGCGGCTCTGTGGTGTTCTGGTCTAATAGAGTTAGGACTAAATGCTTTTAACAATAACCTTTGGGCCGCTTGTGACTATATTATTATGTCTCAGAACAAGATTGATGACGAAGAAAATAAGTTATTATTCTTAACCAAGATGAGAAGGTTCGCAAGTAAGTACTTTGAGGACGACCTTAAGAGACTAACCTATTGCATGAAGGACGTTTATAATTGGAAAATATATTGTGATTTATTTGATAGTTTTAAGAAGGTTGATTATACGCAGCTTTCTGAAACAGAAGATAATACGGCCGGAATAGAAGAGGTTAGCTGCGCTGGAGGGGCATGTTTACTATAAATATATCCATATATAAATGATTAAAGGGTGTATAAGTATAGCGTATTTTTAATATATCATATCTCATAATAAAGGACACACCTTGAGAAAAAACAATAAAGGGTCCAAGAAGAAGTCTAAGGTCATAGACTTAACAAATGAAATAAACAGTAATGGATATGCTTATAGAAACAGACTGAAACCAAGAACAGAAAATCAAAGAGACTACATTAGGAACATAGCGGAAAATACCATAACCTTTTGTCAGGGCCTTGCTGGTTCTGGTAAAACACATATCGCTATAGGTATGGCTATAGAGTACCTATTAGATGAAAAAGTCAAAAAGATTATTATTACCAGACCAGTAATAGAAGCAGGAGAAAAGATTGGATATCTTCCCGGAACAGCAGAAGAAAAACTGCACCCCTATCTATTACCCATTATAGACGAGATAAACCACTTCATATCATCTGCACAATATGCTTCACTAAGACTTAATAATAAGATAGAGGTGGTGCCTCTTGGTCTTATGAGAGGACGTAACTTCCATAACTCTTTTATCGTAGCGGATGAGTGTCAGAACGCATCATACGATCAACTGAAAATGCTCTTGACTAGAACCGGACAAGAGAGTAAAATGGTATTGACTGGCGACGTTGGACAATCAGATTTAAGCAGACATCTTCAAGGTGGGTTTATTGATCTGATTAGAACTCTTGATGGTTTAGAAGGAATCGGCGTTTCTCAACTGGAAGCCAGTGATATCGTGAGAAACCCAATTATAGCAAAGATTTTGGGACGCTTAGAATCTTATGAAAATAGAAAACAGTAAATGTTTAATTCTTAATGCAGATTATTCGGCTTTGGGTATTATTGGGTGGAAAAAAGCTTTAATATGGTCGATGCAAAACGAAGCGGATGAAAAGCCGAGGGTGGAGATTATAGATTTCTATAAAAATGATTTTATTCAGGGTGTTAATAATAAAAAATACCCTATCCCAGCGGTTGTAAAAACTTCTAAATATTTTAGGATTCATGATCAAAGGGTTAATTTTTCTCGTAAGAATTTATTTATACGAGATAATTATAGCTGTCAATATTGTGGGATTAGACAAGAGCTTAATAAGCTAACCTATGATCATGTTATACCCAAATCCTCATGGAAAGATAGGTCGGGGTCTCCGACTAATTGGACCAACATAGTAACCGCGTGTGTTGAGTGCAATAGGAAAAAGGGAAATAGAACGCCAAAACAAGCTAATATGCCACTACATAATCTCCCAATAGCACCAAAGAAGAGTTCCAAATACTTGCCTATCACACACTTCCTGTTTAAGATAAGGAAAGAATTGCCAGAAGAGTGGTCTGCCTATCTACCGGAATCATACTTATAATGCCTGCATATACATTTTTTTGCGAAGCCTGTAATAAGAAGTACGAAGTAGTTTGTTCGATTAAAGATTATCACGACAAGCTTCCTTGTGAATTTTGTGAATCTAATGTTTCTGTTCATAGAATGTATACAGAGGATGCTGCTACTCTTAGTTCTTCCGTTAAAAAATCCGACTCTGAATTAAAGACCGTTGGTGATTTAGCTAAAAGAAACACCGACAGAATGAGCAATGACGAAAAGCAGTATCTTAAGACAAAACACAACGAATACAAAGAGAATAAGCCGGATGCACCTCTTCCAAAGGGTATGTCTAGAATGACTAGGCAAAAAACAAAAACAAAGTGGGTATAAACTATGAAAAATGAAAAAGACTTTATTTTCACACCTAACGCTAATAAGTCCTACAATACAGAAAGAAAAGAGACACTGTATTGCTTTTTGGGAGAACATGAATTTCTAGACGAAAACAATAATCCCAGGGTTTTGAAAGATAGCTCAAAGGTATTAGCAAAGAGCGTGAGCACAGCGGCTTCGAGTAGGTATTTTATTAAAACCGGAACCCACGGCAGAATATACAACCCTATTGGTATGTATACGGAAGGTACGTCTGGAAAGTTTTTAGCAAAAATAGGAAAGAATGAGTGGAATTTTACAGAGGTTAATAAGGGTATCTTTGACCAGTACGTTAACTTTTTAAGAACAAAAAACATAGCATGGCTTAACAATGCGGAAAGGGAGCTGATCTAAATGGGAGCTGTTACGAAAACACACGAGTATGCTGCTAGATATCTTCATGTTACTATTCAAATGGACATAAAGAATATAGCAAAGGAGATAGGGCTGACCCAAAAGCAGGTCGAAAAAATACTTAATATCAATACTAAGAAGGCAAACATTCCCACAACCACATCCAGCACTGATAATAGGGATCCTGAGCTTATGATAACTAAAACTCAGGGCAATAGGGGTGGAGTTAGTATTATGACAGCTGCGGCATCTACCAAGGCAGAAGAAGTTAATAAATCAGCAGAACCTATTATTTCTAGAACAGCCAGAAACGCTATATTTCGACCCAAGAACTAAGACAAAATGTCTGCTAATAAATATCCGTCCAAGTATTCCAATGGGAAGACTGTATCGGCTGCTCAGTATATTACCGAGATAATATGTGAAAGAAAAGCTAAAATAAATAAGCAGGATCTTCACTATAGATTTTGGGTAACAAAAACATGGGCGGCTTATTACCGTAATCAAATAGCTTCAGCACATAAGTTATTAAAAACCTATTCTGATACTTCAATAGTAAAAGCCTTGAATAGCAAGAAGGCAGAAAAAATTTACTCTCTGCGAGCGCCTCATCTTATACCTATCATAGAACAAGAAGAAAATGCGTTAGCACAAAGGAACCAGGAACTTTCTTTGGAACTAGACAGAACAGAAAAAACTGTATTTAGAAAAGAAAGAACTACTAATAATATCATATCGAAACTAAAGGGGCTAGATGATGAGTCTTAAAGAAGATGTAAAGAAGAATTTTGGTGATAATGTAATGTTAACAGCCAATGCTGTTATTGATAAAACTCTAGTAACGATACCGGTAAGTCCAGCACTAGATGTAGTTTTGAACGGCGGAATACCAGAAGGTTCTTTCGTTATTTTTACCGGTCAACCCAAGTGTGGTAAAACCACAACATCACTAGACTTTTGCGCAACCGCACAGAAAAAGGAATATGCTCACGGGTCATTTAAGGATGGGAGAGAAGTGTACTACCTGAACATAGAAGGTAGATTGAAAAAGCGAGATCTAGAAGGTATACCCGGACTTAATCTAGAAAAATTTAATATCATAGGATCCCAAGAAGGTAAAATCTTACATGCAGAGGAATACCTACAAATAGCCGAAAGAATTATTAATGAAGTGCCGGGATCTGTTGTTATCATAGACTCATATTCTGCTCTATGTACCGAGACAGAAATTACAAGCGATATGAATAAGATGCAAAGAGCGGATGGTGCAAAGTTACTCGCTAAGTTTTGTAGAAAAGTCGCTAATGTGATTCCTGTAAATAGGAATATAGTGATTGGTATTACTCATCAAATGGGTAATCCAGGTATGGGTCATAGTGAATGGAAAGAAAAGAGCGGTCAGGCTATCGCATATCAAACAGATATTAAGATCAAGGCCAACTACTTTAGTCCATGGAACCTTACCACAGATAGTCCACAAATTGGGCAAGAGGTTCACTGGCAAGTTGTCTGTTCTGCTCTAGGAGCGCCGGGTGGAAAGATTACTAGTTATTTAAGGTACGGGCAGGGTATAGATAAACAAATGGAACTGCTCACGCTCGCTGTAGACCTTGGGTTAATATCTAAGGGTGGTGCGTGGTATACTATTTCTTCGGTGGAAGAAAAGCCAAAGTTTCAGGGTCTTGAGAAAACAAGACAGTATCTATTAGACCATCCTGAAGTCTATAATGATTTATGGACAAAGGTTAAGGAGACCATGGGAATACAATGCAAGTAAAAGATTTAGATGGCAATACCCATAATTGGCAATTAATAGGTAATATAGCACATGGATCTATACAGAATAAGTCTAGTTTGCATTTGCAGGCTAGGGACTTAATACGCGAGTGTTTTCCAACCCTACAGATACTAGAAGAAGTTCCAATTAATCCTAGGCGTTCGGAAACTCTTTATTTAGACTTTTACTTACCACTTATAAAAAAATGCATAGAAGTTCATGGGGAACAACATTATAAATTTAGTCGGTTTTTTCACAATACCCCTCTTGGATTTATTAGACACAAAAAAAGAGACCAAGAAAAAAAAGATTGGTGTGAATTAAATGGCATAGAATACATAGAGCTTCCCTTTGACGAAACAAACCAATGGATATCAAGGATAAAAAATGAACACTAAAGAACAAGTTAACGAATGGGATCGGGTGCTTGATGAGTATGAAAAAAGCATCGGCATGGGGTCTTATAAACCAGACTCTTTCTCAGAGGAAGAACTTAATGGCTATTTTCAGATGAGTCGAGACGAATTGGAAAAAACCACACCAGAAGTTTGTGGTGAGATAGCATATAGGCTGGGTCAGTTTGCGTTCCATATTCAGCGTAGTATTAATAGAGAAATATCAAGATTGAATTGGGCAGATGAGACGATAAAAGAGATTATAGCCGATGAGATAAATAATTATAAGGGATATGGTTATATTGAGAAGTCTTTACAAGCTATAAAGCATAATGACAAAGCCCTATCATTAAATAAGATAAAGAAATATGCGAAACAAAGAAGTGATAGGCTTCAGTATTTAGCAAATAGTGTGAAGCATCTATCTGATATTATGTTATCTATTCAAAAAACAAAGGTGAAACATGGGTCTTAATAACGACGACATTAAACAACTAATAGCCATATTGCAAAGAGGGTTGACTCAGGACGAGGCAGATCCTGTTGAGACAACAACCCCAAAAAAGACCAAAAGCAGAAAAAAGTCGGCCGATACCACACCAAAGAAGCCGACTAGAGTTAATATGTTTGATCAAATGGCAGAAAGCAGAATGCACAAAGAAGACGTAGCCATAGACAAAAAACTAAATAAATCTCCCCCAACACCTAGAAGAGATGAGTTCAAGCCTTTGAAACTCGCTTGTAGAGTTTGCGGCAAGACAGAGGCGGTCGATCCATCTATCATAGAGTCCGCAGACAGATACAAATGCAACAAATGCGCCATATCAGCAGGGTAATAGAGGATAAATATGATTTTGTGTGATCCAGCAGCAGAGAGGGCCGTCTTGGCCGGTATCTGCAAATACGGAGAAGATGCTTACTTAGATGTTGCCGATATACTACAGCCAACATCTTTTACTATAGATAGTAATGGTATTATATTTAAGTGTATCAAGACTATCTGTGAAAAAGAACATAAGCCTACTATTGATATAGCCTCAATATATTCTATAGCTCAGGAAATTGGTGTCTCTAATATTCTATCCAAAAAAGAAGAGGCCCAGCACCTAAAGGCTATCATGGATTTTCCTGTTAGTCTGGAAAATGTCAGAAAGTTTGCTGCTAAAATCAGGAAACTTGAAATAGCTAGACTACTAAGAACTCAGCTAGAAGGGGCAAAAGATAAGATCCTAGAGGTTAACGGATCAGAACCCATAACCTCTATACTAGCCATAGCAGAAGATGCTATTTTCAACTTCTCGTCTCTGCTTAATGATGGAAACGATAATAATCCAGAAACAATGGGGCAGGGGTTGGACGAGTACATCAAATATCTGGAGGAAAACAAGGTTGATCAGGTTGGTATTTCTACAGGGTTTCCTGTTTATGATCAAGCTATTGGTGGTGGTCTAAGAAAGGGTACTGTTAATGTAATTGCAGCAAGACCGAAAACTGGTAAAACACTATTATCTGATAATATGGGCTATAATGTTGCTAAGTTAAATATTCCTGTATTAAACATGGATACAGAAATGACAAAGCAAGACCATATTAATAGAGTTCTTGCTATGATGACTGAAACGGAGATAAACTCTATTGAAACCGGCAAGTTTAGCCAAACGCCAGCGGCCAGAAATAAAATCATGGACGCTGTGGAACAACTAAAGTCCATAAAGCTCTATCACAAATCCATTGCCGGAAAACCATTTGAAGAACAATTGGCTATCATGCGTAGATGGATTATGAAGGACGTTGGCCTAAATGATGATGGAACCGCAAAAGACTGCGTTATATTTTATGACTATCTAAAGCTTATGGATAGTACCGGTATCTCTCAAGATATGAAAGAGTATCAGGTATTAGGCTTTATGATGACCAGCCTGCATAACTTTGCAGTCAGGTACAAGGTTCCAATTGTTGCATTTATCCAGCTTAATAGAGACGGCATAACCAAAGAAAGTACGGATACTGCCTCTGGTTCAGATAGAATTATTTGGCTGTGCAGTAATTTTAGTATTTTCAAGCGCAAGTCTGATGAAGAAATTGCTGAGGATGGTCCGGATAGTGGTAATCGTAAATTGGTGCCTTTAATTAGTCGTCATGGCGGAGGATTGGATGATAACGACTATATTAATTGTCATATGAAGGGGTGGTGTGCAAAAATTTCGGAAGGACGCACAAGACTCGAAATATTGAATAATGTTAACAAACCTAAAGACGGATTTATAGTAGATAATGAAAACGATGAATCGATCCCATTCGAATGATCAGGCTAAGCTCAAAGTTGTTGGAGATTCTGTTTGTGATAATATTGAAAGTCTATTAGAGCTTTTCAATATCGAATACAAAACAAATCCTAAGATGATCTCCATGGCATGCCCAATACATGGTGGAGATAACATATCTGCCGTTAACATATATCCAGACGGCGAACGATATAGGGGCAACTGGACTTGTAGAACCCACGGATGCGAAAAGGTATTCAGGGGTTCTATAATAGGATTTATACGAGGAGTTTTATCTCACCAGCAACACGGGTGGACTAAAAACGGAGACGATACATGCTCTTTTCAAGAAGCGATTGATTTTGCATTGTCTTTTACGAAACAAGACCTTAAGAATATCAAGATATCCAGAGCAGATACAGAAAAAAAGAACTTTTCTAGTGTTGTACACTACATAAATCCATCAATCGAAAAAAACACACAAAGCGGTATTTTAAGAGAAACGGTTAGAAAATCTCTATCCGTTCCCGCACAATACTATATTGATAGAGGATACAGCAAAGAAATACTTGATAAGTATGATGTTGGCCTATGCTCCAATCCCAATAAAGAAATGTATAATAGGGTTGTGGTGCCCATATACAATAATGATCACACCCATATGATTGGCTGCACAGGAAGAAGCATCTTTGAAAAATGCTATAACTGCAAAGGTTTTCATAGTTCTGACGCTGGTTGTCCTAACGAGGAAAGCGTTTGGAAATATCCAAAATGGAAGCACAATGTTGACTTTAAGAGTCAAAACCACCTGTACAACCTATGGTTTGCGAAAGACTATATTCTAAAGACAGGCACAGCCATTGTTGTGGAAAGTCCAGGGAATGTATGGAGACTAGAAGAAAACGGCATACATAATAGTGTGGCCATTTTCGGGTCTTCAATGAGCGACAGACAAAAGTTTTATCTTGATTCTTCCGGAGCCATGAATTTAGTTATTCTAACAGATAATGACGAGGCCGGTAGATTAGCAGCAGAAAAAATTAAACAAAAATGTCAACAAGCCTATAGGATTTATATACCCACCATTAGCAAGCCCGATGTTGGGGAAATGACCAAAGAAGAAATAGAAACAGAAATTAAACCCATACTCAAAGGACTATATGACTAAGATTATAGCGTTTTCTGGTAGAAAACAATCTGGTAAGAGTACCGCTGGCGAATTTATTAGCTCTTTTATTCAAGCCAGCGGTATTGAGACATCCCATAAAATCTATAGCTTTGCTGACCCTCTTAAGCAAGATATTTGTATGAATATTTTGGGTATGAGCCACTCTCAATGCTATGGTTCAGATGACGATAAGAATACCATGACAGACTTGGAATGGAACGGGGAGAAGCTAACCGCCAGAAGGGCTATGGAGGTTATTGGCACAAATATATTTAGGCAGATAAAGAGACAGGTTTGGGTTGAGGCCACTATCAATAAAATTCTAAGGGAGAATCTGGACTTAGCCATTATTGTTGACTGTAGGTTTCCTAATGAGGTTGACGCTATACTAGATATTAAGGGACATGTGATTAGATTAGACCTAGACCCTTTTCATTCGGATTCGGATAGTGAAAAAGCATTAGATCCAGAATACTATGACTGGAATAGATTCAGTTGCGTTATAAACAATAGCGCCATGACTGCCGAAGGTAAAAACCACGAGATTTTAAAGTTTATAAGGGCAAAGAATCTCCTATGATTATAACGTATCTAAGGTCTTCTAGTTATGGTACTCATTCTATGTGTGAGCACCAGTATTTTCTTGAATATGTACTGGGATATAGATCTCCATCCAATAAAAAGGCTGATAAGGGCACAATTTTCCACAAGGTGATGGAAATCTTGGCCTATATTAAGCTTACTCAGCAAAACAATGAGAAGTCATTTGTGGATGACATTGTGGGAGAGGTTAAAGTAGATAAATATAATCTTAATACTCTTATAGAAAAGGTTTATAATTATTATACTAGTCGATTTACTCATCACGAATGGGATATCAAAGACTACAAAGACTGCCACGCATGGGTTCACAAGGCTCTAGCATACAACGAGGGCATGTTTGATCCAAGAAACAGTGATATTCTACAACCAGAGCAACATTTTGATATTGAGATAATCAAGCCTTGGTCAAAATATAAGTTTGATACTCCAGAAGGTGTGCTAGAAGGACACCTTGCTATCAAGGGTACTATAGACTTAATTACCAAGGTGAACGATAACACTATAGAAATTGTGGACTATAAAACTGGTCGTAGACTAGACTGGGCGACTGGGCAGGAGAAGACTCTGGAAAAACTACAAAACGATCCACAGTTAAGAATATACCACTATGCCATTAGTCATTTATATCCAAAGATGGATCATTGTATGGTGTCTATATATTTCGTAAATGACGGCGGCGCCTTTTCTGTGTGTTTCGATAAGTCAGACCTTGCCCAAACCGAAAATATGCTAAGGCAAAAGTTCGAAGTTATAAAGAATAGTCAAAGACCAAAACTAAATAAAACATGGAAATGCAATAAGCTATGTCATTTTGGCAAAAACACATTTGAGAACTCTAATATACTGCCTATTCTCGAATATAGAGACGGGCAGGTTTGTGGTAAAGATAAAACAATGACCAAGTGTGAACAGGTTAAACACGATATCGAACTCAAGGGCATGAAGAACGTTGTTGACGAATACACTGTCCCTGGGTATACTGTTGGAAAATACAAGGCGCCTGGAAGTGCAGAATGAAAAAATATGTTCCTCTCCATTGCCATTCAATGTATTCACTATTGGATGGCTTGAGTAAGCCTAAAAATATAGCTAAAAGATGTATAGATATTGGTGCTACGTCTTGTGCATTAACAGACCATGGCAATATAGCCGGAGCTGTTAAGTTTTATACAGAGATGAAGCAGAATGGTATAAAGCCCTTGTTGGGTTGCGAGATCTATCTATGCGATAAGGATCCCTCCATTCAAGATCCTTCTAATAGAAACTTGACCCATTTCTTGTTGTTGGCCAAAAACCTCAAGGGGTGGAAAAATTTAATACGTTTGGTATCTGAATCCAACAGACCCGACTTTTATTATCACAAGCCACGGCTCAATCTGGAGGCTTTGGGAGCCTTTTGTGACGGTAATCTGATTGGTATGTGTGGTCACCTAGGATCTCTATTAGCCGATAAAATCTTACCAGAGAATAAACCGTCTAAGGATTGGCTATCGGTGGGTACGGAAACTATTGGCAAATTAAAGGGTATTTTTGGTCAAGAAAACCTGTTTCTAGAATCCCAACTAATGGATGTGCATAATACTCCAATTCAAAAAGATCTGTCGGATATGATTCGTGAACTTGGAAAAAAGACTAACACAAAAGTAGTCTGCACACCCGACGCTCATTATTGTGAAAAATCTGATGCTGTTGATCAAAGAATCTTGCTTTGTAATAATCTAAAAACAACTCTACCAGATATTAGTCGTAAGGTTAGTAATAATGAAGAAGTACCAATGTCATGCTTCTTTACCTCCGATAATTTTCATATTTTATCTCAAGAAGAAATAGCAGAGCTTCATACTGAAGAAGAAATAGAGAACACTAATTTAGTAGCGGATATGTGCGAGGAATATAGTATTCTTAATAATCCTTTGCTGCCACCATTCCCTTGTCCTAACGGACTAAACCCAGATGAATACTTAAGACATCTTTGTCGTGGTGGATGGAAAGGTAAGATAGCCAATAAGATATCAGAAGATAGTCAGCCTGAGTATGTTGATAGAATCAAATACGAACTTGAGGTATTACAGGGGGCTGGGCTTTCCAGTTACTTCTTAATTGTGCAAGATATCGTGAATTATGTTCGTCAAAATGGCTGGCTTCCCGGTCCCGGACGAGGTTCTGCTGCTGGGTGTTTGGTTTCATACCTTGTGGGCATTACCAGTATAGACCCCATAAAATATAACCTAATGTTTGATCGATTTTATAATGCTGGTAGAAATTCTAAGGATCATATTTCAATGCCAGATATCGATGTGGACGTACCTATCAATAAGAGAGAAGATATTATTGAGTATATTAAAAACCAGTATGGTCAAGACAAGGTATCTCAAATGATTACCTTCAATACTATTAAGGGTAGAGGGGCGTTAAAAGACGTATTGAGAGTTTACGGAAATATCTCTTTCGAAGAAATGAATAAGATTACTAAGAACATACCAGACGAAGCAAAGATTGCTGACGAACTACAAGAGATGAAAGAAGAGACCGGAGAGTCTTCCATTATTAGATGGGCTCTGGAAAACAACCCAGATAAGCTCAGAGAATGGTGTTTCATAGATGAGAAAAACGAACTACAAGGACCTCTTGCTAAAAGGTTCGAACAAGCTATAAGATTAGAGGGCACAAAGTCCAATCAGTCTAAACATGCCGCTGGTATCGCTATCAGTTCTCACCCACTAAAAGAATCTTGTCCAATGGTTTATGACAGCAAAAACGATCAGCTAATAGCTGGTATGGAAATGCAAGATCTAGAATCTATTGGAATTATCAAGTTTGATATTTTGGGTGTGGCAATGTTGGATAAGGTGATGACTATAACAGATCTTCTCAAATCAGGAGTTACAGTATGATTACAAAGCAATTTAAAGACCTAGGCGTTGGCGATACTTTTATCTTCAATAATGTAGAATATGTTAGGATCGCTGATGAAAAAATTAGTTGTTGCAGAAGTAACAACGCTGCGTTAACCGATGAAACAAAGACAAAAACATTTATTCAGCCACTATCGGAAGTACAGGTAAATGATCAACTATAATAAAATTTGCGTATTTGATTTAGAAACAGACGGATCGGATCCTAGGATTTGTAGCCCTGTTCAGATAGCCGCTGTTATGATTGATCCTATTAAGCTGGAGCTTATCAAGGACTCTGAGTTTAATATAAACATCAAACCAGAGGTTATGGAGAAAGACGATAAGTATGAGTATACTACAGATATTCTAGATTTTCACGCTAGGGTCAAGGGGTCTTCTAAGGAAAAGGTATATGCCGAATGGCAAACATATCCTAAGCAGGAGCACTCTTGGAAGATGTTTACCAGTTATCTAGAACAGTATCACACAAGAAGTTCCAAGAAGAGTCAGTTTTCAGCTCCGATAGCCGCTGGGTATAATATAAATAGATTTGATCTTCCTATTATCGGTAGACTGAGCGAGAAGTTCGGTAATGTTAATAAAGAAGGACGTACCGATATTTTTTATCCTAGAGACGTAGTAGATATTATGAACATGATTTTTTACTGGTTTGAGAACAGTAATGATCTAAAAAACTATACCTTAGACGCGCTAAGAGATTATTTTGGAATATCTAAAGAGGGTGCTCACGACGCACTTAAGGACGTAAAGGATAGTGCCGATATACTGATTAGGTTTTTGCGACTTCATAGAAACTTAAGCAAGAAAATCAAATTCCAGGGTGCGTTCACAAATGCCTAAGACCTTTCAGTATCCTTGTGGCTGTTCTTTCCCCACCACAGAAGACGGCAATATAAGACATATTGATTTTGATCCAACTATAGAAAATATAGATCTAGATTGTCAGAGAACATGGGATCTGATTTCTGATGGGAATACAAAGGGTTGCTTTCAGTTAGAGTCTAGACTTGGTAGGTCTATGGCTAAAAAGCTAAAACCCACCAATATAGAGCAGCTTTCCGCTTTGATTGCGATTCTCAGACCCGGTTGCTTGGAGGCTATGAGAGACGGCAAAAGTGTGAGTAATCATTATATTGATAAAAAAAATGGGCAAGAGTCTGTAGACTATTTTCATCCCGCTCTTGAGCCAATTCTTAAAACCACTTATGGAGAGATGATTTATCAAGAACAGGCTATGGAAATTGCCAAGGTTATTGCTGGATTCAATCTCCAAGAAGCGGATATGTTAAGAAAGGCTATTGGTAAGAAAAAGCCAGAAGAAATGGCAAAGGTTAAAGAAAAGTTTTTAACGGGCAGTAAGGGTCTCGGGATAGTTAATGTGGACGAAGCAGAGCAGATATTCGGATGGATTGAAAAGAGTCAAAGATATTCATTTAATAAGTCTCATTCTGTAAGTTATGCTATCAACGCATACTTATCAGCGTATGCCAAGGCGCATTTCCCCAAAATATTCTTTGCTTCATACCTACGTTTTGCTAAAGATAAAATAGACCCACAAGCAGAGATCAAAGAATTAACACAGAATGCTAATGAAATGGATATTACGGTATCTGTTCCAGACTTCAGAAATCTAAACCAATATTTTATTCTTAATGATAATAAGATCTTTTTTGGACTAACAGACATAAAGGGGGTAGGCCAGTCTGTTTTTAATAAGCTCTTGGAGCTTAAAGAAAAGAATCTTGATCTAAACAGCACAAGCTGGTTGTACATAGCTATTAATGTGCTTATGAATATTAATTCAACAGCAGCCAAAGCATTAATACAAAGTGGCGCTTTGTCCTATGTGAAAAAGACCAGAAATAGTATGCTGTTTGAATATGAGCTACTATCAGAACTAACTAAGAAAGAAATAGAGTTTATCAAAGGTGGTATAGATAAGTATTCTTGTATTGAGCAGGCTTTAAAGGATCTCGTAGCTTTTGGTAAGGCTAATAAGAACCGTAAAGCCATAATCTCTACGGTATTATCTACCGCTATGAACCCACCAAGATCCCTAGTAGATAGTCCCGAATGGCTATCTGATGCGGAATATGCGGCCCTTGGATGCTCTATAACTTGTTCCAAGGTTGATATGTATGATATTAGTATGACTAATGCTACATGTAAAGACTTTAAGAATGGTATAGTTAGAGAAAATATTATTGTTGGTGGTGAAATAGACTATATAAACGTTACAAAAACAAAAACAGGGAAAACCCCAGGATTAGAGATGGCGTTTGTAACGCTGGTTGACAGTACTGGATCTATGGATTCTGTAGTATTCTTTCCTGATCAATACAGAGAATACAGAAATGTATTATTTCAGGGAAATGTAGTAATAGTCAAGGGGTCTAGGTCGAGGTCGGGAGATGCCTTTGTGGTAGAAAAGTGTTATATTCCCAGGTCTTGACCAAGTACGGGCCACAACTACTATATGGTGTTGGTATTGGTTTTTAATCATTTTTTAGGAGACTTTGAATGAATATTACGATTCTAAAGGGTAATTTGGCAAGAGATCCTGAGCTACGCGTGGTAGGCTCTGGCGATAGACAGACTTCTGTGGTCAACTTCACGGTTGCTGTTTCTCGTGAGTTTACTAAGGCTAATGGATCACAGGACAAGATTACTTCTTTTATTCCGTGCGAAGCATGGGATAGCGGTGCGGAGGCTATTGCGTCTACATTTAAGAAGGGCGATCTTGTTATGATCGAAGGATCTCTCAGGAACGATAGCTGGGAGAAGGATGGCGTTAAGCATAGCACTCTTAAGATCCGAGTGAATAACTTCAGTAAGATCTTTAAGACTAAGAAGAACGACCAGACATCGGATCAAGAATCAGAGACGGTCGCGTTTTAATTATATATCTATACAATGGGATACGTCTAGGGTGAGAAATCGCCCTAGGCGTAATTCTATCATTAGGGATAAACTATGGAACACCAACTAAGCATCGTACACACACCATGTAAAAGCTGCGTATTCGCTGAATACGATGAAAATACTCAAACGGGTTGTCGCCTAAACTATATCGAAAAATATAAAGAAAATGGCGAACAGATACTAGAAGCATATGATGATAATAAAGAATTCTATATCATTAATGGTAAGAAATGCGTAGGGTATAGAGAAAATCAATGGTTCGCACAATATGGACTAGAGAACGCAAGCCTAGAAGAAAAAGAGAAGAAGTTCAGGGAATCTAATCATATAGATTATGTACTAGTTGTTAATTTTATAGAAATTGGCGACTCCGATCAAGATATCGCAAATATCAAGAGGGCTTTCTCTTCTCTAGGTATACATCCAGCTAAAATAGTATTTGTTAGAGGTCCGGAAGGGTCAAAAACAACCATATATGCCTCTATACAAAAACTAATGGCAGACTCAAAAATAGACTGCAAATGGCGTATTCAAACAATGGTGGATGATTCTATCTCTAATGAGAATATCCTTCATGGAGTAATAACTGAGAATAAGTCTTATAGATTTGTTTGCCATATGAAAAAGTCGAGTTGTAATAATCTAAACAACGTAGTGGAAGCTGCTAATGATATAGTTTATAGCCAACTCAATAAGTTTATAGTATTAACAGATCCGGACAACTCTTGTGTGTTATTTGGTTCCGGAGTATATAGGTTCTCTTTGGCTGAACATGGTAAGGATATCCTTGCAGACACGGGTGGTTTTAAAATAGTATGATTACTATTATCATAGCTGATGGCTTTAAAAAAGGTATGAAGTCTCGTGGTTGTGTTGGATTATTGCCGTATAATAAGAAGAACAATCTATTTGAGCAGCAAAGAGACTCTATTCGTGGTGTGTTTCCCAGGTCCGATATAGTTTATATTTATGGGTTTGATGCAAAAAGATTTAGCGGATTTATAGAAGACACTGGCGAAACAAGTAGTACACAATATATTCTGAATAGTGAATACTCTGAGTATAACCATGGTCATAGTTTATATTTGGCTAAAGACAGAATCGCACAATCAGACGAATGTTTAATATTATTAGGATATGAACCGATATCTACCAAAATAATAAAGGCTGCCAAGAAAACAAAAAAGTCTTCGGTGTTACTAGATACAAAAAACCAATCAAAGCTTGGTTGTGTGCTAGATAATAATACTAAAATGATTAGTCATATCTTTTTTGATTTAGACAATCATATATCAGATATATACCTGCTCAAAAAACCCGAAATAAACATCTTAATAGAATGTCTAGAACATGAGAAAATTCATAATATGTTTTTGTTTGAAATTATGAATAATATTATTGCCCGTAAAGGAAAACTGGAGGCTCTTCAAACAGCAAAGTAATTATGTACTCTAAACTTAACGATGAAGAAAAAAAGAAGTTGATTTCTAGTCTATATACAGAACAAAATAAAAGTTTCCAGGATATAGCAGCTATGTATGATACATATGCTAATAAGGTAAGGAGAGATGCTAAGAAATTTAATATAGCAATTAGAGATAAGAGCGAAGCACAGAAAAACGCCCTTAAGACAGGAAAACATAAACACCCCACAAAAGGAACCCAAAGAGATGAAGCTACTAAAAATAAAATAGGTGCTTCTGTAATGGGATTTTGGGATAGTTTAACAGAAAGTGAGTTGGATCAAAGAAGGCAAATTGCTAAAGACAATTGGAATAATATGTCCGAGGAGCAGAGAGAACATATTAGACAACAAGCGAATGTTGCTGTAAGAGCTTCCAGTAAGGAGGGATCTAAGCTTGAGAAGTTTTTATTGGAAAAACTATTAGGCGATGGATATAGGGTAGATTTTCACAAAGAGCAAAGCTTAAGCAACACAAAACTACAAATAGACCTTTTCCTACCACAACTAAACGTGGCTATAGAGGTGGATGGCCCTTCTCATTTTTTACCAGTGTGGGGAGACCATGTTCTAGATAAAAATATCAAATACGATAACAAGAAGACCGGCTTGATACTCGGCAAGGGTCTGGTTCTGATTAGAATAAAGCAAACGCGAGAGTTCTCAAAAGCTCGTTCTTTAGTCATTTATGACCAACTAATAGATCATCTAAAAAGTATAAAGAATAAATACCCAGACAGTGATAACAGAAATATAGAAATAGGAGAATAATATGGCAAAAGCCAAGAAGGAAGATGTCGAGACAACAACCACAAACACCCCAACCAAGACTGTCACACCTAATGATATCGAGTGGACCGACCATGTTCTAAGTTTACTGTCAGATGATGAGAAAATAAGTGGTAATCCCACCACAGATGGACTCAGAAGAATTTTCGAAATTGCTCTTAATTGTGATATCGTAGAATCATCGAGTAATGTGGTTCAGAGTCCTAGTCCAGACAATGAAAAACGAGCCACCGTGGTTCATACCATATCTTATTTTTTAAAGGATGGGTCTGTGCCAGTAGAATCTAAACATAGGGTTGTTACGGGCGCTGCTGACGTTTATTGGGGCAACTGCGACAAGGTGTTTCGAAACCACGCTGTTGCTGTTGCAGATACACGAGCAGAAGGAAGAGCATTAAGACGAGCTCTTAAGCTGCGTAAGGTAGTAGCAGCAGAAGAATTAGCAAAAGATATTGAGGATCATCCAGATGCTAATACCGTATCTAAAATTAGCAATAATCAAATTAATTTTATAGATGTGTTGGCTAAAAGATTAAATATTAATGTGGTAAATTTACTAGACAGTTTAGATATTAAGGTTACTAGTATATATGATATGTCCCATGATGATGGTGTCAAAACTATCAAAGAATTATCCACACTTCAAACCAACCTAGATTCTGTTCCGGAAAAGATTAAAGGATACGACGCTGGTTGGAAATAAGGAGAAAAGTTATGTTGGCCAAATATAAAATTAGTGATAAATTAGAGTTTACCATAGAGGGCGAAGGTCAAAAAGAGATCTTCAAGGAACTAGCCTCTGTGCAAGAGATATTCGGAGAAGATAAGTGTGGATTATGCTCTAAAAACAACATAAAGTTCGTTGTTAGAAACGTAGAAGGTAACGACTTTTACGAACTAAGGTGTATGGATTGTGGTGGGATTCTCTCTTTTGGTCAACATAAAAAGGGAGGAACCTTATTTCCAAAGCGCAAGGACGATAGCGGCGAATACTTACCCAACAAGGGATGGCACAAATATTCTAAAGAAAAGTGATAAATTATGTCTCTATTTTTAGCAGAGAACGGTACACTATATTTATTAGATGGAAAATTGGTTATGCATTCTGGGGAAGGACCCCCTTCTTGTTGCTGTCCTACCACTACCACTACACCGCCACCGTGTGAAGGCCCGTGCGACACCAGTTGCTATGTCGCCTATTGCTGCTCGCCTGACGGCCAGTGCGGCTTCAATGGCGACGGTTGCGCCGATGCCCTTGGCTGCCAAGAACGATGGAACGCGCCTGCGTTTTTCGCGACAGGTGCGGAAGCTCAGGAGTTTGCCGACAACTTCAACGCCGACAATCCCTTATGGCAGTTTGGCTGCGGTATGGTTGTTTCCACTTCGCAAGCACTCGGGCTTGAGTGCCCGCCAGAGAAACAGTCGAACCCGTGCCCCGAAGGGTGCGAGTGCGTGGATGGGCAGTGCGTGGCGGAGTCGGGCGACTGCGCGACCAACGGTTGCCCTCCTCCGGAAATTAGCGGAGATGAGGCGACTGTATTCTGCTGTGGAAAGTTTTACTTCAACCCTGCCTGGCCTCCTGAGGAACAGTTTCAAAAAGGAGAGTGCTTCCCTGGTTACAACACAGCCTACTTTTGCTTGGCGAACGAATGCAGCCTAGAGGACTATCTTGCGTTCAACTGCCCCGACAGTGTGCGTTCAGACATTTGGATTGACACGCCGTGCGGCGACAATGGCGGCTGCCCAGATGGCTCGCGGTGCGTGTCCATCCGCGTCTGTCCTGGAGCGTGACCTATGAGTAGCAAACTTTTTTTTCCTGAGTCTCTCCTTAATGAGATTTCGCGGGCTTTCAGTGGCGGCCCGCCCGCCAGACCTTCGGCAGCTCGGTTGGCTTCATCGAATACGATCACGAAGTGCAGGGGGCGAGCGTGGTGAAGCCGCTACTCGGCCGAGGCGATGCTCGGGTTTCTCTGGGCCGGCATCGCGGCCAACTGGTTCGCGCCAGGATGCCCTCCCGGTTCACAGTGCGTGGCAATTGGGGGTGGACAATACAGAGATTGTATAAAATATTTGTCAGACATACCTCAAAGTTATAAAGATCTTGGTTCGAGTGGGGTTACAGTCGATACCTGGATGATGTACAATGTTCCAGGTGATCTTCCATGCGAAAGTGTGATTCCATCTGGGTGGGAAAAAACGGGGGAATTTGTGGCTGTTACCGAGGCGTTCTTCCCTATTGGTCCCATTGGGGATCTGCCAGTATTCGAACTTCCATATCAGCTAAAATGGATTGATATTCAAGGCAAAAAAACTGGGGACTGGGCGACTTGTTGCGATCCAAACCGCACAGATACCAGTTTGCCCGGGGATTGTGCTGCCTTAGAGGATCTTCAAGCTGAATACTCCTCCTCACCCTATTACGGGAGCCTCCGAGACTCTTATTACAACGCCATTTGCGAATCCACCCCGACGACTACAACAACACCTCACCCCGGTTAAGAATAATAAGTAAGAGTAAAAGCTCACTTATATATTATTTATTAGCTACCATTAACTATTCTCTTTGTATGGGTTGTCGCTAGTTAAGAACTTTATAGCAACTCCTCTAACAGTACAGTCTTCATCTGGTGTTGTAAGATTTAAGGTATTCTCTACAGTTATTGATGATCCTATATCAATGTTGTTCTCTGTGGTTATTCCAGATAAGCCCTCCACTTTAATAGTGGTTCCATCCCACTGACCGTATATTGTTGGAGTAGACACTTCTTCATACTTATCTAATACTATATATTCACTCTTATAAGTATCATAATAAGCATAAACCATATCTCCAGCAGCATGTGTTTTACCGATTCTATCTACGACCTTGATCATAGGGGTGCTGCCACTAAGGTCTGATGTTGATGACGGTGGAGCGGTTGGTGGGGCCGCTGTTGTTTGTGGTGGAGATGTTGGTACTGGAGGCTGTGTGGGTGGAGGAGCCTTAGTGGTTGTTGTTGGTCTTCTCGTGGTAGTAGTGGTCGTTGTTGTGGTCGTTGTTGTGGTCGTTGTTGTGGTTGGGTTGCCTGTGGTTGTGGTAGCATATAAGCAGTCATAGTTGCAACCAAATTCATTCTCATATGGTCCGCTCGGATCTACTACGCACTGATTAGTATTTTGATCACATCTCCATCGAATAGGAGCCTGTGTGGTACCCGGACCACTGGTTGTACCTTCGCCCGGACCACTGGTTGTACCTTCGCCCGGACCACTGGTTGTACCTTCGCCCGGACCACTGGTAGTGCCTTCGCCCGGACCACTAGTAGTGCCTTCGCCCGGACCACTAGTAGTGCCTTCGCCCGGACCACTGGTAGTGCCTTCGCCCGGACCACTGGTAGTGCCACCTCCGCTGTCGCAAGAGGTAGTATTCTCCATAATCCTAGACCAAACTCTGTCAAAAATCTGGTCGATACATTCGTCGCTAAGATTACATCCTGGTGGACTTGTGGGTGGACTTGTGGGTGGGCTGGTGGTACCGCAACAAGCTTGATAACAAGCATCATATCCAGAATAGGCTTGTCCACTACCGTTTTGAGAGCAATAACAATTGCCTTGTCCGTCGTTAATGCAGTAGTATGATGGGGGTGGTGTTGTACTTCCCCCTGGCGTAGTTCCCGCTGGCGTAGTTCCCGCTGGCGTAGTTCCCGCTGGCGTAGTTCCCGCTGGCGTAGTTCCCGCTGGCGTAGTTCCCGCTGGCGTAGTTCCTGCTGGCGTAGTTGTTGGAGGTTCACAATTTGCTTGGTCGCAAGTTTTACCTAAATAGTGAACACCTCCTTCACTTTCGCAGGTATTTTTTGGAATGTTCTCGTCACACCCATAATAATCATCTCTATCCGTACTGTAGTAACAACAAGCTCCCGGTTTTCTGCATATAGAGTCTATATCATCGCAAGTTTTTTCTAGATAAAACGTTCCACCGTAATATGTTTCGCAGTCTTGCTTTTCTACTCCATCTTCGCATATATCCGAATAACAACACGCCCCAAACTGTTTACACGGATTTCCGGCACAGGAGTCGTAAGGACCGCCAACTGGTGGTATTGGGCCTCTTATGGGGTCTAGATATTCTCCATTGGGTAAGTTAGACTGCTTACACTCGCTGCTTTGACCGCCAATAGTATAGCAATAATATTTCTTTGAGCATAGTCCTGCATTAACTAAAATCCACTTATATTCTTTCTCTCCTCCTGTACTTTCGCAACTCTTCCCCTCTTGATCGGCGGCTGCTACTAACTCTCCATTTTCATCATATAAATTCTTGTAGTATTTATTTCCACCCTTCTCATTTATAAGTATTGCTCTGCCCTCTCCAAAAGCTGATACTTTTTTAACAATTTTGGCCACCACAATTTTATATGCTTGTGGACTAACCCACATGCCGCGCTCTCGATCAAAACGCAAGTCAACAGGAGCAACTGGCCATGTTTTGGGTTTGTTTAACCAGTCTTTTAAAAACTTGTCTTTGAGTTCCGTATCTTTAAACGTACCATTGCCAGCAGCAGCGTCAGTGTCCGCTTCGTTGGGTACTGGCTTACCATCAAGATCATACCCCCAAGCATGTAGTACCAACGGACCTCTTAATCCTAAAAATCTATAGTCCTCAGAATATCTATTATTAGCATTTTGAGCCAAAGCATTCATTAACATCGTCTCATCCGGCGGAGTATCACCCCTACCTAAAAGGTCTATGGCGTGACCGGCGCCATCTCCATCGTGATGATGATTACTTCCTGAAACCTTATTAGTAAGAGGATCTAAATATTTTTGATTAATTCGTAGATTATATTGATCCATAGTTATTGGATCGTTACAATTTCCCTCTTTATCAAAAGGCGGTTGTGGTGATAATGGAGAACTATTAGTTTTATTAATTTGTACAAAATTATTATTTTGATAATTAGCATATCTAGGTAGGCCACAACCATTATCCCCAGCTTTACATACTGGTCCAAATAAACCATCCAAACTCATAAATGCTTTTTTGGCGTAGTTAAATCTTAATTCTAGTACTGATTTTGGCAGAGTATCTATACCTACAACAGTTCTTTGACTATCTCCCGACGGCTGTTCGTACCAATCCTTCATATCAGCAATCATGCATCTATGAAGGGTTTGTCCGTCTGCCACATTTTTATCTGCCGGTTTCCTTGTTCCTCCACCCACGGTTTTTAGTTTTCTATTAATGTTATGAGACATTATAGCTTGGTTTCTTAAAAACTGGAGCTGCTTTTGTCTGTTTTTAGCGGCATTCTTCATTTGCTCCACAGCAGATTTTGCTAAGTCACCAAACTTTGGAGTAAATGTTTGAAAGGTATAGGTTGTTGTAATACCAGAAGATCCAAAATTAACATTAATACCACTAAGATTAGGATTGCTATTATAATCATTCCCTAGAAATGGTAGGTCTGGCAAACCAACGAGGGTGACAGAGCCACTCTCTGCCTGATTTAATCCCATCTGGGATAGTCGTGCTAATAAATTTCCAGCAGTATTCATAGCATTAGAGCCACCAAAAACCCATGGGGCAAGGTCTGTATTTTGTTCCGCACTACAACCGCCGGCGTTTTGACCAATATTCGGATTAGAGTATGGACCATATGTGCTAATATTGCTTCTCATCGGAATTGCGGCAATGATTGGCGTAACAGCTCCGGGTGTTAGCTGGTATTTATTAGTAGAAGAAACATCTAACCCAGATACAGCCTCATTCATACTAGACATATTCAAGCTATCACATATATACATAGCCTGATTTGTAACTCCCGAGCCACCACTGGTTAAACCAGAGCTTTTTGCTATTGCGGATGCCGCGGCAAGAAATGCTGCTGGAAACTGTGCTTCTTGAGAATTAAGGGTCGTTAAACAGGCGTCACTAAACTTTATTAATACGTATGTTTGATTATTAATCTTATAGATTTTTTCTCCAACCTCTGCCTTAACGTATGCCTCTGACCCATTATCATTTACTAATACCTCATCAGCAGAAATATTATCTAGATTTAATTTACGGCCAGAGCCAACATTACCGGTAGTAAATTTAGCAAACGCTCCTACTCGACCGTCATCTTGTCTAAAAAAACCGAGGTAGGGATCGGATACGCCCATAACAGTTCCACCAGTTTCCACCCAACCACCATCATTTGTTGGTTCCGCACTGTAAAATTTCTCTGTGCTTAAACAAGTTACTGATGAGGCAGAATTTCCGGAGGTCATTATGTCTTGTGTATTACCAACACAAATATTTTCACTTAATGTACACAGAAACTGCTTACCGTAATATGTTTGCCTAAGAGACTCTATATAACCATGTATTTTTTTAGCATCTTCATTAATATATTCTTGTGTCTTTCTGGATGTATTTTGCGAAGGGTTTCCTGCTGTTACGTCTTGTACAGAACTTATTTTGGCACTCGCTTTTATTCCATTTCCAGCTGCAAAAAAAGCATTTGCAAAATTACCAGTCATACCGTTATCTTCAAACCAAGCTTTAGCTGTCAAAGCATATGAACTTAAATCAGCATTGCCCGCTAGTACAGCGTCTACCCATAATTCATAGTTTGCTCTCAAGTCGAACTCATTGATATAGAGATCTTCTCCGCCAGCAAAAACTCCTGGGTTTCTAAGGGATGCGGCGAGAGGTTTTGTATATACCAAGACATTAAAGCCACATGATCCGCCTCCGGGGACCGCTGTTACTGGCTCACATCTAGTATTTTCTCCAAAATAAGGAAGAAAATTAGATGCTGTGGCCATATAGTGTCTTTTTTCACCAAAAATAATAGAATTTTGTTTTTCAATTCTTAATTCTCGACCAAAAGACCTATCGGTAATATAGCCAGATATACCTTGTATATAAGAGAAAGATGATGGGTTTTGTCTAAGATCTACTAGTCCAATTTTTATAACGCTGTTAGAGTTTAAGTAGACATAAAAATCATAGCCAGTAGCGTCACAAACATCGGTAATCAATTGAAGAAGAGTCATCGACGGACCATTGGCCCTATAGGAAGGAGGAAAGCCAGACGGGAGATCGCTAAGGTCTATACTCAAAGGAGATCCCGTTGGAGTTCGTATAGTCAAATTAGATTGTTGAAGAGCATTGATAATAGCCTGATATGATATGCCTCGATCTCCGGATATCCCAGATGTTCCGAAGGTTGAACATTGTCCGCTAGTAATAGCCGATTCGGATTCATAGAAATTATAAACATTAAATACATTGGGTATGTTATTAAGTGCTGTACCAGCATATGTGTCTATGATTAGTGTGCAGTTCTCAAGTATTCTTCTTGGGTCTGTTAATGTTACGCTATAAGTATTTCCTGACGTGCCGATATTTCTGGTCCAGTTTGTTATGATTCCACAAAAAGAAAAGTTCATTCCTCCAGGATTTTCTGGAAAACATACTGGTGATCCTATGAGACTATCAGGAAAACCTCCGGCAAACGTCTGACCAGAATCACAATCCTCAACAAGTTCTACAGTTAATGAACTTTCTTGGCTTCCAACGCCAAGATTACCATTAAATGATACTACTGTAGCATCTAAAAATGTGATTGGGTTAGTTAATCCTATATTCTGATATTCTGTTGTCATAATAAGTCCTTAAACTAACATCCTGAAGCACACATATATCCCAAGCTAATGCTATAAGAACCATCAATGGGATTGTCCGTTCTTTGTTTTTGTGTTACTATATAGTTGGTCATATTTGGTAATGTTATCCCAGCAGGAATACTAAAGCCAGCTGATGCTATTTGTCCAGTTATAGAATTGCCAGTTAAACAACAACTCCTACCACCTAGTCTTCCTTCTATACTAATATTGATCTTTTTGGCTGTCTTTGTTTTCATATCTTGTATTACTAATACACCCGTTCCGGGAATAGGTAGTTCTGCTAATACTGGTGAAGAATCTTCGACAGCAATGCTTATACTTGCTGCTGACCCAGATTGTCCACATATAATATTACTAGAATATTCAACACTATAATTAATAGTACCTTCGTGGTAGTTATGTGTCAAGCTAAAAGAAGAAGGTTCTAAACTAGCGCTACCGCATCCAGCTAATTGTTGAGCGCTAATTCCTAGGTTGGTGGCTGTGATTCCTAGTTTTGTTTTAACATTTTCTATTAGGTCTTCCCCGGAGATAATCTTGTTCAGTGCGGTAAGAGCCTGTGCGTATTTTGTGGAAGAAGATGAGCTAATTAAAATAGATCCATTTTGGGGTAGTCTAAACCCTGTTCCTGCACTTCTAATGATACCGCCTTCAAGAAGACCTTCTATTGTTCCTTGTATGCTAATTGTTGTTATTTTTCTAGTATCGTTTTGAACATTAGTAGCTCTATTAAAAGTATGCTTACTAGCTGGATGGTTAACGTCTGTATTATTATTTTTCTTAATTATAGCATTATAAGTAACAGAAAAAGTACCATCAGATTCGGAAGTGTTACATGATAATGTCTCGTTGTAAACGCCGTAGGCAGAACCCAGGTTTTGTAAAGAGCCAGATGTTGCGGAGCCTATTGCACTTAAAGACGACGATGCTGAGCACGCTGTATTTGCTGTTAATCCCAATGTGGAAGATAGCATACCTACAACCTTACGATATAGCCTGTCTTGTGCAAAGTTCTTGGCCTGTTCCCATGCGGGGATTAGCAGATCATCGACGTAGTGGTTTTTTCCTGTTGCAGATATGGTATAGGTTACGGTCATGCTAGAATTTTCAGTATCCATCACTCCATAATTTGTGTTTATAACTCTATTGTAAAGATTATCGTCTGTTGCAATAGACCAGTTGTCTGTAAAAGCTTTTATCTTATATTTATCTATATCAATTATACCATCAGACTTGCTTGAGGGGTCTAGGTATGAGTCTGAGCAAGCTATGGAATGGAGAGAGGAGCCGTTAATGAGTTCTACTTCATTAAATTCGATAGTTGCTGAGTATTCCGCATATCCCATCCAATTATTAGGAGATTCATTAAAAGATAAAGATCTAAGAGTACCACCCCTACATTTAATAGTCTCCGTATTATCGTCTTCTCTGATAGATAAAGTACTACCATTACGACTTAAAATTTTCTGCACCATGGCTATATTGTCTGTTACCAAACCCAAGCTGTTAATAGAAGAGTTGGAAGTATTGGTCTCTGTTGTTTGTCTATAGGCTGTTGCATAGCCCCTAATTGATACGTTGTGTGTATATCCGATAATAATATCCCCACTATAATACGGTTCTGTACTAATACTAATTTGTGGGGCTGGTGAAAGCCTATATGCAGAAGATTGGCTGTCCTCTGGTCCATAATATGTTTTAGTCATAATAATCCTCTTTTAATTATCTCTTTTAATATATGATCTACTAATATTATATGAGCCATCTATACTATTAATCGTCTCTTGATTTTGCACAAGAATCATGCCACCTATTTCTTTATCGGGGATATCTGCTGGTAGACCCAATCCCGAGCATACATTAGAAACATTAGGACAACACGATATAAGGCTCTCAGAAAAACCCTCTATGTTTACATTAACCCTTTTGGGGGTGTACGGTCCAAGTTTTTGAATAATTGGCCCGTTTTGTCTTCCCGGAATAACGAATTCCGCAACCATAGGAGTGCTATCCTCAACCGATATACTTATGCTTCTATACGATGAGTTGTTTAAGCAGGCTCTACTTGAGTTGTATTCTGCAGAATATGATATGGTTCCAGTGGTGTAGTCGTGGGTGGAGCTAAAAGAAGAAGCTCTTGGAGAAGATATACAGCTACCAGAAATTAATAGTTCGGCAGCATTAATATTTAGTAGTGTCTTCATTGATAAAGAAAGATCTTGTCCGTCTCCAACCAAATTGTAAGCTGATAGGGCTGTATTATACTTGGTAGTATTATTTTCTTGCGCTATAAATAGCTGGCCATTTTGTGGAAATTCTATAATATTAGGAGTATTAATTAGTCCACCAGGAACTAATCCAGTAATACTGCCTTGTACAGAAAGTGATACGTTGGTCGTTCTTCCGTCTTTTTGTATAGATTTGCTCTTATTAAATGTGTGTATACAATCTATAGCTAGTGGATCTGTTGAATTATATTTAAGAATAGATTTATATGTTGCACTGAATGTTCCTTCCGCTTCACCAGCCTCACAAGTAATAGTTTCGTTGTATATTTTATGTGTTGTGGAACTAATGCCGTCTATACCACCAGGGGAAGTAATATCATGGAGTTGAGACAAGGTTTTTGAGGAAGTACAGCCATCACCTGCAGAATCTCTATTGAGTATATTCCCTATCAAACCTTTAACCTGATCATGTACTCTGTCTTGTACGAAGTTTTTTGCCTGCTCCCAGGCCGGTAAAAGTTTTTGCTGATCGTTATAAAAGTTTTTTCCGGTGGCCGATACAGAGTATTCTATTTCTATGTATTGGTTTTGAAAATTTCCATAATTATTATATGCAGCTTCTGATATATTAAATGACCAATTATCATTAAAAGACTTTACCTTATATTTGACTAGATCTATGAGATTGGGGGCGGTACCGTTGGAGTCTACGCTCAAAGTATTGCAATTAATAGTATTACTAATATTACATCCGCTAATAATAATTTCACTAAACTCTATTTCCACCTTATATGGAGCATAGTTAACCCAGTTATTTGCGGACTCTTCAAAAGATAAGGAGCGTATGGTGCCGCCCCTACACTCCATAATAACACTATCATTTTTATCGGTTACATATAAAGAGCCGCCGTTTAAACTAAAAATTTCCCTTACTTTGTGAATAGCATCAGACATATCCTTTAACCCATACTCATTAGCTCCACCGGTAGTTAGATCTAATGCTGTAGCATAACCATTAAGGCTAACAATATAAGAATATCCAGCAACGGTATCATTAGCATAAACCATCTCGGTACTAAAAGATACTTGAGGAGCAGGAACTAACCTGTCCGATGCTGATCCGTTGGTTCCGTAATATACTTTGCTTCCTGGGTCGTAACTCATGCTATTTGTCCTTGTTGACTTCCTCCAGAACTTGTTGTTCCACGAGAACTAGACGATTTGACTGCATTCTTTGTTGCCAAAGATGTTTCATCTCTGAGCTGGTTAAGAGCAGATGTAAAATCTGTACCACTAACTAATGTGTTAGCAATTTCTTTTATCTTCTTATCTAGAGCTTCAATAGCAGCAGCACCACTGATCTTAAGATCCACAGTATAGTTGCCGCTAATCTTTACTTCATTGGGGATTGTTATGTTCCCAAGGTCTGCAACATATTTTCCAAAACTATTATTGAACGACGTCATGGCTTCTAGTGCTTTTGGATCTAAAGTGATCATCGTTGCTGTTGCACCGCTATTCTGTTGTTGGGTCTGCGGACCCGTGCCAGTTTGCTGAGACATTTGTTGGGTCGGTACGGCGGTCGGAATAGGACCAGATGCTGCGGACATATATCTCTCTCTATCTTTATCCGTCATCATCTTTTCTCTAACTTCTGGTCGGAATCTTGATAAATATGAGTCTCTTCTGCTAGCCATCATTTGTTCATATCCGACGTTTTTTCTGTGTCCTGACTTATCAAAATCATCGCCAACAGTAGGAGCATCCTTAACGGCCAAGTAATCTGTTCTAGCGGAAGACACTTTGTCTTTAGCAGACTTATATTCCTTTGTTTGTCTAAATGCTCCAATTTTATCTTTATCTGCTAGGAAATCACCATAACTCATTCCTAGTTTTTCCGCTTGTGCTCTTTCTAGGGATTCTACATTTCCGTGAGCTTTTTCTAGTGTTCTCCACTTTTTAGTTTTATCTATTTTATTAGCATATAGTTGAGCGGTAGGCGATCCATAGACCTGCGGAGATGTTGCACTAGCAACAGAAGCCTCGGTTGCAGCAGATTGAGGGGCGGTTAATCCATTTTGTGGTCCTGGTGATCCACCATTTGCTGCTACGTTAGCTTCGGTTGCATTGATAGGAGAGGTTTGGGCTCGAAGTGAACTATCTTTGTTTTCATATGCTACTGCCCTTTGTTGTCTAGCATATACCATTTGATCATAGTCTAAATCTCTCTCTCCATTATTGCGCCTACGGAAATATTCGTCTGTTCTACCTTGCTCTAGTTCGAACTCTTCGCGTTCAGATAGTTTTTCACCCCTAGCAGACTTAGCTTCTAATGAAGATTTTCCTCCAGCAATTTGATCGGCAGTTGTTCCGTATTCTGGCTTTTCTTTTCTATATTTTTCAGCAAATTCTTTATCTGCTTTCTCTTTATCTTTAATAGCTTTTTCTTGTTCTGCTGTTCTGTTATTTGTTGCAACCGGTTGCTTTGTATCACTTTTAGGAGTTGTTGAACTATATACTTGTGGTTTCGAGGCACTGGTTGTAGAAACTTGGGTTTGTGTAGATTGCTGTGGGGTTTCTGTCTGGGTAGGAGTTTGAAGTAGAGAGGATGCGGAACTAGCCGAAGAGTCAGAGGTTAGTTCTTTTCTTTCTGTAGTCCCAACAGAAGATGTCTTACTTTCTATAACTTGTTTTATTTCGTTAAGAGCAACAAGAATTTTATTTAAAATCTCTTCAGCGTGTGTATCGTGAGTGTATATGCTGCCCGGCGTCATAGCTTGTTTAGCCATATCAGCAATAGTATTGATTTCCGGAGATGATGATGTTGATGGATTTGTAAGATCAATCATAGCGGAGTCGTTCTGCGCTTCTTTCCACTTTTCATATTCTTTTTCGTAGTCTGTAGACGGCTGTTTTACACCCTTATACAGTGGGGCTTCTCCGGCATCGGCGCGCTGTTTATCAATTATGCGCTCGGCTTCTTTAGTTGATACATCTTTACCAGTCATTGTCTTGGGAACATTCACAGGATCTTGCTGAAGAGGAGATAGTGCTATTTCAGCCGCGGTATCCACAGCCATATTAGCACCAGCCTCGACTAATGGATTTTGAATTGCTCTTTTGGTAATCTTAGTAGCATTTGCTGCATATCCAACGAAAGGAATAGCAGCGGCTGCATTTAAACCCGCGTCGATACCAAAGTCCATGCGATTTTTAGGATCTTTAGACATAGCAGCTCTTCCTGATGATATGGCTGCATTTGCAAGATCCGCAAATTCTCCTATTCCTGGTATAAAGCCGCCTAGCTCCAATGCGCCCTGTAGCACATCTAAACCCAAGCTTCTTGTTTCTACTTCTGTTTTTTGGTCTTTTGCTTCTGAGAGTGCTTCTTTTGGTTTGTTTTCTTCTACTCTGATATTATTGTTTTCGAGCGGCTTTATTTGATCTGGCTTTGGGGGAACTGGAGATATCTTCATTTCTGAAGGCTGTTTTTGTGGTTCCTTTTTTAAAGCATCAGACATTTCTTTACAACAGCAGCACAGCCTTTCGTCTAGTATTGCTCTTATATCCATCAATACGTCTAATGCGCTATCTCCGGACATGCCATAATCATCAGCAGACTCGCCGCTCTCTGAGCTATACCCAGCACCAAGAGCCGAAAACGCACCCATAAGAGTAAATATTAATCCCAGTCCGGGAATCGCCTTAGCAGCTTTTCTACTAAAGCCTCTTCCGCCGCCACGAGGAGACCTTGAACTTCTACCACTATCGGTATCAGCATCTGGAGTTTTTGTTTTGCTGTCTGTGTCAGAATCAGGCGTATCCTTGCTTTTATCTGCTTCTGCTGGTGTCTTCTCTTTATTTTTGTTTCTTCTGTCCTCTCTTCTATCTCTAAACCGATTTACTTCATTTACCGCAAATAGTCCACCAACCCCAGCGCCTAGTGCTACTACCAAGGCATTAAATATACTACCAACTACAGCTCCAGCATCTTTATTCGATTCATCTGGAGGTTGAGATTTTCCTTTTGATCTACCTGTTGACAAGGGTTTTTGTGGTGCTGGTTGTGCTTCTACGGGTGGTCTTGGTACTTCAGAGTCAGTCTTTGCTGTTTCTAGTATTTTCGCTAACTTTGTCTCTAGGCCAGCAAATAATGATTCGATATCCATTCTTAATTCTTCAGCGGCTAAAAGAGCATTATCTGCTAGTGCTTGTGCTGCTTGTGCTTGAACTTCTGTGGCCTGTCTATATGCTTCTATATATTGTTCTTGTACTGGATCCTTGCCTTCTTCGGCCATCTTTAAACTCTGATCAACGGTCATTGGATTGCCTTTAGCATCAACGCCTATCACGGACTGAAGTATTTGTTGTCCTTGTGGATTGGCCTCTATCATAGAACGTGCTAGTTTCGCTTCCATTTGTTTGGCAATATTTTCCGGTATCACAGACTTAATATTGTCTAGTCCAGCAAAAGCGTCTTGTCTGAATTGCAGACTTCCTAGTTCCCGTCCTGACGCTTTTCCGCTTATGGTCTTTGTGTAAGCACCCATTTGGCGAGTAAAATCGGCAAGCTCTCCAGAGTCTGATGTTAATAGTCTGCGAGCCAAGCCCCTAGCATTGTCCCCTAGTTGTTGTCTATCCTGTATAGCATTTAAGGCATTACTTGCTGCCTCGCTATTATTTGCTAGTTCTTCTAGGGCTTTATTGCCATTATTGATAGCTCTCGTATGTTTGGCTAATGCTTCTTGATCTTTTTTAATTTGACTATTAATAGCCTCTCTGTTTTCACCGGGCATACCAATTTTCTTTTTATTTTCATCTATACGGGCTTGTATTATATTTTTCTGTTCAATACTATTTTTCATAGAATTATTAATAGCATTTGGATCTGTGGATCCACCCGGAATTAAACCAGAAGTTAAGCTTTTAACCCTAGTATTGAAGGGATCATTTAGCTGCTCTAGTGTTGGGGACTGACCCAAAGCTCTTGCTAAATCAAGCTCCGCATTAATTCTAATATCTGCTACCTTTCTATTCCACTCATCGCTTTTATCTAGATTAGAATTATATTGATCTAATAAATTAATAGATGCCTGAAGAGTGTCATTATAAGCCTTTTGAATCGCCTGCCCGGTCTTTAGTGCCTCTTCTGTAAGTTTTGTTGCGTCCTGTACAAACGACATATCTTCTGCAAGATCGGCTAAGCCAACGTTACCTTGTCTATTCTGGATTTTTTCCTGTAGCTTTTCTCTCAGCTGGGTCTTCACTTGTTCGCTCATCTCAATTCCAGCAGCATCAAAAGACTTTTCTAGTTTTTCCATAATAGAATCAACATCACCATCCTTTGCACCCTTGAGAGCTTTTGGTAATTCGTCTTGTAAAATTTTAGCAGTTATAATATTATTTTTTAGCGTATCTCCTGCATCGCCTCCGCCTGCAATAGAAGCTGTTTGATTAGCGATTTGTTCAACTTCAGCCATTGAGTATGCGCTAATATTTCCTAAGGCATTTTCATTGGATCTATCCACGCTTCTAATCTTAGCATCGCCCGTAAGACTATTGGCTCTCATAACAGCATCTGCTTCAAATTTTTCTAATTCTTGACTATATCTGAGCAGGCCTCCTTGGGCTCTTTTATATATGTCTATAAGATTGTCTGTCGCTGTTGCTAGTTCTCTAGATGCTCTAGCTAATACTTGTTGTTTTAATGCTAGTTCGCTATCAACTGCTAGTTGTTCCTTGCCTATATTCAGCGCTTCCTTTTTACCTTCTTCTGTGCTGAGCTGTTTTCTGATATCCTCTGGTGTTTTACCTTGTTTGGCTGCGTAGTCTATGTACTTATCCATAAAGATATCTTCTTCGCTTAATCCAGACTCGGCAAGTTGCTGATATGTTTGGCTGGCTCTAGCAAGTTGAGTATTTCTTTGATCTATAGAGTCTTTATTTTCTTCGTTGTATTGCTCTTGCGTCTGATCTTTTCTTTTTTCTGGTAATTTGACTAATGAGTCTAAAAAGCTATTTATGCTTTCTGTACTTGTTTGGGATAATGCAACATCTCCTAGTTTTTCGGCTGCCTGAAGCTGATTCCCTATCTGTGTAACCAGAGACCTACCAGCTTCTCCTTCTACGCTTTGGCCAGTCAAAGCTCCTGTCACACCAGTAAAATCAAAAGCCCTAGACATACGCACCAGCTCGGACCCTCCAGTAAAATTAGCCTGTGCTCTCAAAGAATTAGCAACAGATACTTCTTTTTGAAAACTAGACTGAGCATTAGAGAAGTTTACATCGGTGGCTGCCGCATCTAATTTTTTAAATGCTACACTGAGGTCGGAAGAGGTTTTGTCTAAAGCCTTCAGTGTATTCTCTAGTTTTTTATTATTTATAGCATTAAAAGCTCCTTCTATTCCTTTTACAATAGCTACGGTAACTCCTCCTATTAGAGCTCCTACTGGCCCGGCTATTTGACCGCCCAATAAAGCTCCGCTAGCCAATCCCTGACCAGCACCCTGTATTCCTCCTACTACACCAGCAGCTGCCACGCTGTCTCTCATCCCAAAAGACTCTATAAGTTTTGGTAATTGATCGCCAGCGACGGCTAGTCCTCCGCCAAAAGCCACCAATGAACCGCCAACCGATTGGAATTTTTTATCAAGACTCTCTCCAATTTTACCCATAGTTTTACCAAAAATTCCTAAGCTTTTGCCAAATAATTTAGAATTTATATCAGATGCAGAACTAAGGGCTTTTCCTATTCCGGAACTAGCAAATCTAGAAACAGCATCTGGGGCTATCTCAGCAAGTTTTCCAAATTTTTGACCAGACTCGCTCTGCATAAATCTTTGTTGACGATATTGTTTATTATTCTTACTAGATACCTCTTCCCTTAGAACGTCTGAGGTTAGTCCATTCTCTTTGGCGATATCGTCAAAAGCTATAGCAGCATTCTCTGCGCTGGTTCTGGTTTTGTTGAGCATATCTGACAGGACGGTATCTTTTTCTACAATCGTATCGAAAGAATCCGCACCCTTTTTCAGAGAACCCACAAGTCTGGCCGCTGCTTTATCTATCTCTTCAGCATTTCTTGAAGGATCCATCTCTTTTAATTTTGCGGCAAATTCTTCTTTAGCCGCATCGAGTTGCTCTTTATCTGTTGATCCTTTGAGGCTACTGCTTTGACTGAGTGCGCTGTATCTAAAGCCAATTTGTTGATTTTTAAGATTTTCAGCCAAGTCTTTTTCCCGACTCACAACCTTTGCTGCTAATGTTGAGCGGAAAGCATCTGCTGTTTGTCCGGATTGTTTAGCTCTATATGCAAAATATTCTTTTTGTTCTTCTTTGCGTTTTTTAACCTCGTCTTTCGCTGTGCTTGTACTGGACGGGGATGGGCCGGATGGGGATGGACCGGATGCTGGAGTCTCGGAAGCAGGTGCAGTTTCACCTGTGGGCTTAGCTGTATCTATTCCTACTCTAGTATTAGTGGCCTCCACCAAGGATGATCCACCCCGACTCTTTTGAAGTTCATCTAGACGATCAAAAATTTTCTTAAGACTTTGTGCTCTGTCTTCATTACCAGATGCTCTCTTTTCTATGGATAATTTTCTAATACCTGCGGCCACATCCACAATAGCTTCACTTGCACTCTTTGTTCCAAGAGCTTGATTGGCTATCGCGTCTTTAATAGTATTAATTAGTTCTTTTCCACCACTATTATTTTCTTTCGCACTCACTTCTACAAGAATAGATTTTAAGATTTTTTCTGATACTCCAGCTACTTCTCCTCCAACCTCAAATCTTTGGACTCCTACTGGACCACCCTTGTTATATCCCTTAATCTTATCAGCCTTGTTCATTCTATTTAATTTACTATAACCAATTTGTTGTGCGGCCTTTTTATTGATAACAAATTCACCAGGAGTTAATAGTGCTGGTACAGTATCTTCTACAGAACCACCTGTTGCAAAGGGCTTTCTAGCATTATCATATTTTGGATTAAACTTAGCGTCTGGAGCACCCATTAATTGTCTAGCAAGATCTAGTTGTGAGGAGCTTGCTTGTGGTGTTGTGGTTCCGCTTAATAATACCTGTCTTAATTGATTGCTGTTGATTAATAAATCTTTTTTAGATGCTTTTCTCTTAAGCTCTAGAGCTAGGTAGTCCTTAAACTCTTGTTCTGTAAAAGCATTAGTATTAGCATACTTAACTAGGGCATCAAACTCACTATCTTTTAATCCTGTACCCTTTTGAAGACCATATACTTGTCCACCAAGAGCAAATTGTGAGCGACCAAATCTTTGTCTAGCCTCTAAACGACCCCTATCAAACTGACCATCTGCTACTTTACGATTTGCTGTTGCTTTTGAAGCTCTATTAGTAACATCTGTCATAACACCAGAACTAACACCTAGTAAACCAGCCAGTTGTTCATTTAGTCCACCGGGGAAGTCTATAGCCTTAGCCATTGGGTCATAACCACCACCAGCAACGCCAAGAGCTTTCTCGAAAATTGAACCAGCAATATCTTCTATGTCCTTTGAGGCAACAGATCTTACAAACTTACGATCCAAATTAGGTATGCTGCCAGAAGCTTTAGATATTTGCTCCCCAACTTCTCTGACCATTTTTTCAATACCTGCCCTAATTTTAGCTTGAACTCTCTTAGCAACATTAGGTGGTAATGCGCCGGTTTCTAGTGTAGCAGGAACGCCTCTCACAGACAGACCTGATTTGTCATCAGAAGCTCCGGGGGTTTTGATCTCTTGCTCTGATCTATCTCCAGTAATACCAACTACTGCTAATGATCTAGAAGCAGCAACAGTGCTATCTCTAGCGGCTTTATTTTTTGATATTATACCAGCATCAACTAGCTGCTGTAAGAATGAATCTTTTTTAGCTCTGTCTGATTGCTCAAGAGATTTTTTACCCAGCAGTTCGTAGTCGTATGGTATGCCAGCCTTTTGTGCAAGTGATATAAGCTTGGCCCTACCTAATTGTTCTAGTGCTTCTGCTTCTCCACCGACTGCGAATCTCTGTACTAGACCACCTAGAGCTTTTCTTACTCTATTTACTCTTGGGCCTTTGGTTCTCATAGCTTCAAGAGCTGGCTCTTTTGAACCACCAGAGGTAAATACCATGTTTTGTACTGGTATCCCAAACATTTCTTGAATATGTTCGGCTAGTCCTTCTACTCTTTTTGATTTAGAAATGATAGATAGATTACTGGGTTCGATTACCCCCTGCTTGATAAGATCTTGTAGTTGTTTACCAAACTGTGTTAGTCGTGCTTGTTTGGCGTCTTTTAATCTAGCTTTTGGGTCTCTAAAGTATTTTTGTAAAACTTCATCTTTAGCGGATGCTGTTTTGGCACTAGCATATGCGGCATCTCCAACTGTTCTTTGTAAAGTTCTATCAAAATCAACCGCACCACCACCCTCTTTGATAATCTTGTCTAGTGGTGATCCTGGGCTTATTCCCGGTCTTGGGAGCATAGAGCCCTTAGCATTTGGTAGATCGTCTATTAGCGGGAAACCGCCGTTGGCGAGTTTTTGAATTATACCACCAGCAGCTTTGGGTCTATATGTCGCATCTAGTTCTTTTCTTAACTCTTGAGCTTCTAGAAGCTTAATTGATCCTAATGATATAGAGTCTTGCTTTTCTTTTTGAGCTTCTTTAAATTGTGATAAAACAGATTCTGGAGATTGTTCAAGTTTATATCTTAATAGCTTACTATATAGCTCGGCGTCGGAAGTTGATTCATTTTTAAGTTTAACTTCATATAAATTATCATCACCTATTAGATCAATAGGAGCATTACTTTCATTGGAGGATGATGTGCCTAATCCAAGATATTTGGAGGCTCCTAGTTTTTTCTTAAGTAGTTCTTCTGCCAGTGGTCCTATTCGTGCGTCATAGCTTTTTTGTTTACGAAGTAGTGTATCTTTTGTATTTAATAGCGGCTCTAATTCCTTTATCCCGCTAGCAAAATCTGCAACGCTCAAGTATTTAGATATTTTTTCTCTCTCGATGGAGGAACCTTGGCTGCTAATATAATCATCGTCTTCTATGTTTACGTTTTTGTTTTGATATTCAGAAATAGTCTTTTTGCCATATCCCCTTTTGCCAGTTCCCTTTAAGTTCTGTATGCTAACAGCACCACCGTTAGCATACCTATTCATCTTGTGAAGACTGCTGGCCCCTAGCGTTTCGACCGCCTTCTTCCGTATAACGAACTCACCCGGTTCCAACATGGCCGGAACAGTATCTCCGTTACCAGAGCCAGGAACCAGTCCACCCCTAGCAAATTTTCTAACAATTCCTCCACTATTTAGTCCTGTTCCAGTAGACGGTCTCGACTTAATAGTATCATCAAGTTTAAGTACAGAAGCATTTAATTTATTGGTTGAGTCTGTTAATATTTTTAAAGCTGATGTATTTTCTCTTATAGCATCACTAGCTCTAGCTGTTGTATCGTCTCTCTCCTTATCTTTGGCTCCACTAAGACTTTCTCCAATATTGCTGCCAACACCACGAGCACCACCACCCTTAGAAATACCGCCCATAAAGCCGCTACCAAACTGTCTAATAGCGGAAACGCCCTTTACTGCACCCATAATAGCAAGTATGGGTAGGATAGGTTTGAAAGCACTAGCTAAACTAATTAAACCACTGGCAAGCCCGGTTACAATTTTGAACAAAGCCTGGAATGACTGACTCTTACCAACATCTCTAATCAGTGCTAAAAATTGTTCTCTAACCTTTGCTAATTGATTGGCTAAAGATTTTTGTGCGGTAACCTGGGCGTCGTATAAGCTACCCTGTCCCTTTTGCGCTACTGCCAATGCGTCCTGTGCTGTTTTAAATTGTTGAATAAGTGGAATAACCTTGCCGATCTGACGGAATCCACCAAGCTCTTCAACTATGGACGAGAATCTTAGGTCTCTAGGATCCAATTGGCTTAATGCGGCGCTTAGTCTTTTCACTGCCTCATACGGGCCGACGAATTTACCTTCTAGATCAGTTAGCTCGACCCCGTATTCCTTAAGCTGATCAATAGTTTTAGCTCTTTGAATACGTGTAAAAATTGTTCTCAAACCAGTAGCAATGGTTTCTGCGCTTTCACGAGTAGTTTGTCGAATACTTGTAAATACTGCTATAAACTCGTTCAGAGCGTCCGTTCCTTCGCTAACTCCTCTACTAGAAGCGGCGAACACACCACCGGTACGCTGAATAGCAGCAATAATATCTTTAGACTCAACAGCGAAAGCTGCTGCCACAGCATTGATCGAGCCTAGCGCTTTTTCTAGGTCTCCGGCTTCGAGACCGAACTGGCGAATAGCGGCAATAGCACCTTCTGTTGTATCTGTAAGATTGTCGAAAGATGGAGCTAGTTCGGTTTTTGCCAAGGCTGCTAGTGCTACTCTGGTCTCGTCAGCACTCAAGCCAGCTTGTGCTAAGGTAGAAGCTACGGACATTAAGCTTTTACTGCTAACACCAAGAGTTGTGGATAAGTTGGATATTTCTTTTTCTAGACTCTTAAGACCAATTTCACCCCTACCTGTTACCTGTTGTAGTTTCACTAGTTCTTTGTCGAATTCTACGAAAGCCTGAAACCCACTATTAACAGCATTGATTAATGCAAAGACACCGCTAGTAACAACGCTAAATGCGGCAAATCTTCGAATAGCAAGAGCTGATTGTTTTCCGAACTCTTCCATCTCTGTTGTAGCAACTTTGATATTTTTTGCTGTTTGACCAACGGATGTGGAGGTTTTAGAAAAAGCATTATCTGTTTTACTAGTAGTAGATTGTACAGAAGAAAGGGAGGACGATAGGTTTCTAAGAGCCGAGTCTAAAGCTGTAGTATTGTTCCTTGCTTGAATTAATGATGCGTTCATAGCATCTAGTCTATTTGTGACATTATCAATAGATCTTGCTGCTTGGGGACTAACATTAACTTTTACGTCCGCAGAAACTGTTTGAAATTCTCTACGGATCTGGGCAACTACTGTCTTTAGGTTACTTGGTGCTTGTAGATTGATCTGTGCTGTTAGATTAAAAGCTTGGGCCATAATAATTTATTCCTATATAAACAGCAATTCCCCAGTAAGATCTTGTCTTATGGGGAAAATGCCGCATGTCAATAAATCCACACAATCTTTATGAAGCTGTGGGGGTTGGGGTGGTATCGACTGTTTCCTGTTTAGTCTCATCTTTAGCTGGTTCCTTAATCTCTTCTGGTTTTTGTGTAACAACTTCTGGTTCCGGATTAATGGGGTTGCCACTATCATCCAAAAATGGTTTAAATTCTAGTACATAATCTCCAGTATCACTAACAGGATTTCCATCCTTGTCTACAAACTCACCCTTTTCATTAATAAATCTGCCGTTCTCGTCAATCAAACGACCTTCTTGGTCTACCAACTTACCTTCTTTATTAATTAGTCGTAGCTTATCATCAACAAACTTATACTGTTTCAAAAACTTATTTTCCGGAAGCTTTTCTTCGTAATTGTTTTCCAAACCATATAGCATACCGGCCAAGTTCTGTGCGGCTAGTATTGCCACTGGGTCGGAAGCCTTATTTAAATACTCGTCATAGCTATTAAAATATGGCTTCTTATTATCATTATACACCGTACAAGCAGAAACTAGATAGTTAAATCTAGCATTATCAGCCTGACCTTCTGCGGTATGGGTATCGAGATTGGTTTTGACCGCAATTAGGTCTCTTAGGTCTTCTCGATCCTTTTTCATGTCTAGGGCTATTTTCTTGGCTTCTTGTAGTGGGATGCCACCCTTTGCTAGCTTTCTTTCACTCTCCAGAATCTTGGATTGGAGAGCACTAAATTCAAACTGCTTCTTATCGTCCCACAGACCCTGCTCAACAAGAAGATCATCTAGCTTTGCTCTAACTACTGCCTTAGCCTTAAGAGCATCGCTAAAAGCCGTATTATAGACTTTTGTAGCTTCCCTTTGATCAGCCAAAGAAGGCGACCTTACTAAAAATGTGACTTCCTTATTGTCGATACTGCCTGTAAATGTTCTTGTCTTCATTATTGTCCTCTTTCTGATCTATTGTTAAAACGATAGTTATAGTGATAGTGGTCTTTGCGAGACTTTATCTGCTCTAGATCTTTTATAGCAGATCGGAGCTGATTGTTCCCATTATTCAAAATTCTGTATCTTACATCTTCCCATTTTAATCTAAAGTTATGTTCGGATTCTGTCAAGTCTTCATCATCTTTATCAAATCCCCATAAATAACCAAAAGCTTCTTCGAACTGAAATAGGGCTCCGATCATTGTGGTTTGAAACCGTTTAGAAAGCATGTCTTGTTGATCATCCATTTTAATTATCCTTTCCTAGAGTCTACCAATTGCTGATTTTGCATCATCTGTAGACTTCGTTGAACATCCGGTAAGTCTGACTCTTTTATTTCCTTTCCAGGAACCAACATCCGACTTCTTTCTTTTATTATATGCATACCAGTATTATCGTTCAAGTTATATATACTATGGGCCTCTTCCTTAGACGAAGCCATTATATAGACCTCATTAGCCTTACTAAGATTTTTATCCTCTAATAGTTTTTCAGTTCTATTTTTACTTCTTATTTTTTCACCCTCTCTTCTCTGATGAATCATCCACCCATCAAACATATCGTCATCATCAAATACGGAGTCCACAGGACACTCTGGATGTTCATAAGCACTATCATACATTTTGGTTAAAACAACCAGCGTTCTTTGTTCGTCTGTCCAGTCTATTGTAGCCTTATCAAAAATATTGTGTTTATTAGCGGACCAATAGTTTTTCCACAAATCATTTCTAGCTATTTTTCGGAAGGTTCCTATGTCCACCGTATACTCTGCTAAAATATTAGATATCTCATTAAGTTTATTATAGTCTGTATTTTTAGTTGACTTAAATATTCTAGTATTATTTAAATTATAGATACTGTGAATAAGTATATATTGGTTCTTGAGTAATTCAGCATACCCGTGGGGTGTGAGAGAGTCTAAGGAATGTCTCACGTTATACATCCTGTTGTAATTTTTTTTGAGACTAGCTAGTGTTTTGCGCACTTGCTTTTGCTTGGGTGGATTAAGAAAGTTTTGATATAACTCAACCTTATTATCTTCTATTTGAGTTTCTATCTTCTTAAGCTGATCGTCTCCACCATAATTCCACAAGCCAGCATCCACAAGATAATCAACAATATTATCCTCGTATATCCAATCATTAAACTTTTGCTGCTCATAGCACTCGGAAGCATAGAGTTCCGACTTATACTTTAGCTCCATGTTTGGATAAACAAGCTTATATCTTCTCTCCTGAAAAGAAAAGATATAGAATCCAGATAAAATTCTGGATAAGTACAGATTTACTGCTTGCTTGTCCATAAAGTGTCCACGATCCAGTTCTCAATATCAACAATACTTATTTATTAACTAATTAAGCTCTGCCTGGAAACTTAACTTCACCAGCCTTAATTTCAACTGGCACCGAACGATTTACCGATTGACCACCAGGGGCACTGGTTGTTGTTGGTGCTGATGTTGTTGTTGGTGCTGTTGTTGTTGTTGTTGGTAAGGTATAGCTAATGGGAGGGTTTGATGGGGAGTTCGCATGCCAAACAACGAAATCGTTGAAGGTTTGATAACT